TCACGCCGCCCTCCTGATAGCTTCCTCGACGCCGGCATATAGGTCAGTCACGCAGCCGTCGTTCTCGACGACGCCATCCCAAGTGCCGCAGCCCTTCTCCGATTCGTGCCCGCCGGCAATACCACCCCTACCCTCCAGCTTAATGATGACGCCGCCCAGACTGCGGACTGCTTCCGCCTCGTTGGGGAAACGGCAGTCGTCGACAACGACGCGCTTGGCAGCGGCAACGCGATGCAGCCACAGCCGGATCCAGAAGTCTTCGCCGATCAGGTTTCTGCCGAGCTCGGTCCCAAGCGCCTGCATGAGGTGGCGCGGCGTTTTCCCGCAAAGCATGTCGCACGGCACTTCCTTCAGGCGCCCCTCGATGTGGTCTTCGGTCAGTCCGATCGCGCGACACATATCCTTCAAAGGCCCCGCGAACTTCACGCGCTCATAGTCATGCCGGAGAATGAGGTAGTCGGCCGCCGTGGACTTGCCGCTGCCGGCCGCGCCAGTCAGGGCGACGACGCGCGGGAGATTGTCGTTGGCCGGAGTGTACTCGCCATAGGGTGGCTGCATTAGATATTTGCGGCCAGCAAGACTCCCGGGCATCTCCTTCCCGATCGCCGCGCCGAGGGCAGCCAATTGCGGTTCGTAGGTCACTCCGCCACCTCCAGTTCTTTCTTCTTCACGCCGGACACCAGCGGGCGGAACCTGCTGGCACGGAACGGCATGTCCGCCGCTCCATATCCTTCCGGGCCGTCGTCATTGCCGCGATCTACCTCCAGTAGCTTGATGCCGTAGAAGTCGCCGTCGACATAATGGCGGTAGTGGCCGGCCCACCGCACCGTGTATTCCTGCCCGGCGCGAATGCCCTGGTCGATGGAGACGTTCTTGAACTGGTCGTCCACGCAGACGACTCGCTGGCCTATGTGGAAGCGGTAGGTCATTGCGAAGCTCCTATGATGGCGCAGAACGCGAGGAAGACGAACGCCAGTGCACGATTGCTGCTCTTGGTGTTGTAGGCCGCATAAATTGCTGCGGCGGCAGCAATGCCGAGTCCGAGGCCGGTCATCACCAAACGTCCTTCTGTTTCAGATTACCGAATTGATCCTTTAGGACGTACCTGGTGCCAATTCTGACCCCTTTATCTACGAGCGCGACCTCTTTCTCTATTGCCCATATCTTCCTTGTGAAGAGCCAGTCCCAAATCCTCGTCAGCACCCTGCCACCCTCCCCACCTTGTTCTCCGCCAGCCATCGCGGCGACACATGCAGTATCGGTTTACCGGCGCGAACGAACTCCTCAATCTCGTATTGCAGACCGACCGACTCCTGCCACCCCGCCATCGTGAGGACAATGAGGCCGGCCGCGCCATCGATCAGCGGCTGGCACTGGCGCTTCCAGAAGTTCCACGTCAGCGGCAGACCGTGAGCGGCAACCGCATGTCCGTGAGCGATCGGCGAGTAAATGACTAGCCCTCTCCGCATCAGGGCCGCCGCTGCGTCTGCGACCACGCGGGCAGCAGCATCGTGGCCGGCCTCATACTTGCTGTACGGCGACCCGAGGTAGACGTAACCGTGCCGTGCGGCCAGCAAGGCAAGTCCAGATGGCAGGCGTTCCTCCGGCGTCATTTCCATGTGCGGGTTGTCGCCGCGGAACTGTCCGCTGTCCGTGGACGGATAAGTAGTGAAGCGATAAACGCCGTCCGCCCGCACCTCCTCGCGCGTCACTGGCGCCGGTTGCTCGGCAACTGGCACGTCAGGCCAACCAGCGCACGGCTGGTTCTCTCCCGGCATGTCTCCAAGGTGGCGCAGCGCAATCGACTTCGCACCCGGCACGTTATCGTTGGCCGCCACGTATTTCTCGAGTGGGCCGAAGGTAACGTCCGCAATGCGCGGCTCATGCGGGCTTTCCGCATATCTCATCAATTCTCTCTCCTCTTTGGTAGTCCTGCCGGTTGGTGGCCGACAGGGTGGTTGCATTCCAAAAAATTGTTATTATCGTTTCTGCTCAACCATCAGGCGGACATCGTATGCAGCCTCCCTCAAAAGCCAAGAATGTTGCTCGCCTCGCTCTCCGCGCCATTGGCGCCGTGGTGAAGCTTGCTTACCGAGTGGTGCGCATGGTCCTGAAACTCATATTGAAAATCGTCGTATTTCTACTTGAGAACGACGCGGCATCGCGTAAACATCAACGCCAACGTGAGAACGACGAAATCCGGCGACTTCGCCTCGCGCAGCTGCGCCGCAACTCCTATAAGAACTAAGCCACCCTCCTCTGCCCTTCCGGCACGTTGTCATTCGCTGCCGCATATCGGCCCGCAACCATCTCTGGCCGCATGGTGTCGCGCCCGACCTCGCCCCATTCCTTGTGGTAGGTTATGCGCTTGGCTGACCTGCCGGACAGCCAGCCGCCGCCCGCTGCGTAGGCATCGGGAGCGGCGAGCGTTTCGTGCTGCTCGATGTACATGAGTGACGACTTGCGTCCCTCGTCGGAATGCCGATGGCCGACATGGGCGTAGGCATATTTCGACCGCCCGTACTGCTCACGGAAGATGCCGGCGAGAGTGGCGTCGACGTTCTGCACGCCACGACGATGACCGTGATGATAGAGAAGCAGCGTCCGGCCCCACTCATAGGCATAGTAGAGCATCGGCGAGTTATCGACCGTGATGCGCGGCTCGTTTTCGTACATGGCGGCAAGCATTTCACGCAGCCAGGCAGACGAAGCTGGGTCGTGATTGCCGGATGCCATGACAACGTGCACGTGCTGATGCTTCTGCAAGAGCATGTCGATGATGCGGCGGATAGTGCGGATAACGACGCGGATGACCTTCTGCAGGCGGCTGTCCGCGTCGAGGACGTGCTTGTGCGCGGGCGTCACGCTTTCCAGCGCGTCGTGATGCATCAGGTCGCCGAGCTGCGCCAGAACAGCCGTGTGAGCCTGTGGCGCGCCAGCAATCGCGGCGGCGAACCAATCAAGCAACAGTTGCTCGGCAATTTTCAGGTCGTAGGACGCGCCGGTCTCCTCGGCCCACGCCAGCATTCCGAAATGATTGTCGGTTACAACGAACTGGTTGAGTAGATCGCCCTCGACGCTGGCCGGAGGCGGCATGATGGTGACGCGCGGTAGGTCTTCCTTCAACGCCTCAACCGCCGCCGCGAATGCAGCGGCATAGCTCTCCGCCGTCGCCCGCTCCATGATGTGCTGCGTGATGACGCGGCCCTCCGCATCCACCAGCGTCGTCTTGCCCTTCACGGGCAACGTTGGCGTATATTCCTCGCCGTGCGCCTTCCGCTGCTTGATGAAGGTGCCCGTCGGCGTGTCAGTGCGACTGTGGATCACATAGCCTGGCATTGTCTCCGCCGGACCAAGCAACCCCCGCTCCGCCGCCCGTCTAAGGCGATTCTGGAAACTGGAGCGTGCCAGCCCGAGCGAGGCTGCCGCAGCCGATTGGTTGCCGTGCTGCTGGAGCGCCGCTACGGCCTCGGCGATCTGTTCGTCAGTTAGGATGGGTTGGGGCATCACTGCTCCTTGTGGACGTATAGGAAATAACCGGCGATCAGCACGCCGAGAAACGCAGGGCTTGCTTGGGAAAAGAGCATGCCGGCTGAGACGATAAGGAACAGTCCAGCCCAGTTGATGGTACTCATGCCTCACCTTCCGGCGGCGAAGGCAGCGGCATCCAATGGGTGGCCCGATGGACACGCCTTCCGCTAGCGTTGTAGATGAAGCGACCGGCTCCCGCGTAGCAAACGGCATATCCATGGCCGGTGATATAGGCAATGAACCGGTCGCTGCCGTTGCTGATCGGCGCACTATCTATCGGCTGCCACTGCGGCCCCGGAACCACATCCACCCCGAACCCATGCTTCCGCAGCACAGCCAGCGCAGCCTCCAGCGCGTCACGGTGGCCCTCGTCGTAAGCGTCCATGATCGGGGCGCCGCCAAGCGCCTCGATCTCGCGATATAGCCCGGACAGCATCATCTCGTCACCACCAGAGCGCCGCGTCCAGCCCAGTAGGCGGGCCATATGTAACCGGCCGCCACGCTGTCAAAGCCGCATGTCCTAGTTGCCTCTTGGAACGAGTCACACCGATGGTTCGCGTAGTATCCGCCTGTCAGGAACGCGCCGGTAAGGTAGATTGCAGCAGCAAGCACATACTTCATCATGCCACCTGCCCCATCAGCTTGCAGACCGTAGCTCCCGGCACAGCCGTCCCGAAGCCAGACAGCGATGGGAACATGCCGCCAGCCGGCGCAGTGAGAACGCCAACCGTGATGCCGACTAGATTGCCATCGGCATCGAATACGCCGCCGCCAGACATGCCGGGGACAGTCGTGATGTCGGTAACGAACACGGACTGCCAAGGGCCGAACTTGCGATCACCTCCAGCTACGCGCCCGTAGGAATCCACGAACTCAAGAATGGTGGGATTGCCGCGCGCCGTAATGGTCTCCCCGGTAACAGGGACGCGGCAGGAAAGATGACTGGCGGCGAGGCCATCAGCGCCCGCGCGCACCAGAGCGATATCGTAAGCCTTGTTGGACCACAGCACTTCCGCCTTGCGGGTTGCGCCATCATCCAGCTTGATTTCAGTCTCCTTCGCGTCACCGACGACATGCGCGGCGGTCACGATGAAGCCGTCGCCGATATGAACACCAGAACCGTGCCCCTTGCCCTCGATGATTTTGACGATGGAGCCGGCCTTATGAACCGGGGGCGGCTCTACAGCGCCGAGGCTGACGGCCAGGATGATCAGGATTGCGGCGAGCGCGGCAAGAACCGCACCGTATGCACCGAACATAAACGCGAAAGTACGTCTCATCAGCATGCCTCCTCTGTTGTGGTAGGAGCCGCTTGGTGGGCGGCGCGTCCGCGGCACTGGCCGCCGGTATTGACGTTGGTAACGCCAACTTTTCGACATTAGTTCATTTTTACAATTTTGTCAAGATGCTCAAACGAAAATAGCGCCCTCCGCGGTTAGGCAGAGGGCGCTTGCATAGGAATATCTTCACATTGGCATTGACTCAAATCCCAATGAGAACATATTGAGAACAGATCGGCGAGCACACTCTCGCCCCTCAGAAAATTACAAATTCACCCCTGCTGTGACGCCCACAGGAGACCGAAGACGTGCGCCTTCCTGAAACCATCGAGCGACTTTATCTGGACTTCGACGGCTTCTTCGCATCGGTCGAGCAGCAATGCGATCGCCGGCTTCGCGGCCGGCCGGTTGGCGTTGTGCCTTTTGCCGGAACCACGCGGACGGCGGTGATCGCTTGCAGCCGGGAGGCTAAGGCCTACGGCGTAAAGAACGTCATGCCAATCGATGAAGCCAAGAAGCTCTGTCCGGATATCATCCTTGTGCCGCAGAAGCCGGACCTCTACCGCCGCGCCCACAATGCCCTACTATGCGAAATCGAGACCGTAATCCCCATCGATACAGCCAAGAGCATCGACGAGCTTACCTGCAAGCTGGATGAAGAAGGACGAAGGCGGCCCGAGCATCTGGCGGCCGCCATCAAGACAGCGATCGCCGAGAACATCGGCCCCTATATAACCGCCTCGATAGGCATGGCCGCCAACCGGCAACTGGCGAAAATCGCTTGCAAGGCCGGTAAGCGGTCTGTCGGCCGATATGGGGACGGCCTTGCCATCTGGCATCCGCATATGATGCCCGGCCCGCTGCTGGAAATCCCCCTTGAAGATATCCCAGGTGTCGGAGGCAACATGTTCAAGCGGCTCATGCGCATCGGCATCTATGACACCCCTGCCCTCTACCGCATGGATCCGAAGCACATGCGGAAGGTCTGGAACAGCGTCAACGGCGAGCGCCTATGGTACGCTCTTCATGGCTACGACATCCAGGCGCCCGTAAGTAAGCGCGGCATGTTCGGGCATGGCCGTGTGCTGCCGCCCGAGGCGCGCTCGATCGAGGGTGCCCGGGAAATCTCCCGCCTACTGCTGATCAAGGCCGCCCGTCGCCTGCGACGCGAGGCATACTACGCCGCCGGCCTTTGGCTATGGCTATCCGTCAAGGATGGGTCGTGGATGGGAAAGCGGCACCTGCCTGTCGTGAATGACGATCAGGCCATACTTGCCGGGCTCGCGGAACTCTGGGACGAGGTGCGAAAGAACTATCCGCGCGGCATGACCATCTTCCGGGTCGGCGTGACGCTCTACGACATCAGTCCATCTGGCGAACGACAACTCGACATGCTGCACAACGACGACCGGACCCGCCAGAGATGGGAGCGCGTTACTGCTGCTATCGATGGCCTCAACACGCGCTATTCGGCTACCGTCGTCAATCTTGGGCACTGGAATCCGCCGAAGGGCGGGCACGTCGGCGGCAAGATCAGCTACACGCGCATTCCGTCGGCGGAGGATTTTTGGTGATGGGCGGTTGGAAAACGAAAATCCGCGTCAGCGATCTTGCCGACGGCCAAAAGCTGGAAATCACATGCAGGCGGTGTGGAAAGGTCCGCTATCTCACGAAGGCGAATCTTCCGGACCCTCAGATGTATCTGGATGAAGTTGAGCGCCGACTCGGCTGTAAAGCGCTAAAATGCGGCGGCCGCGCTCGCCTAGACATGGTTCGAACTGATGAGATGAGCGGTTTCGTTGGAGGTTTGGCCTAAACTCTTGCCGGGGTCGCGCGGCGCCCTATTCTTCTCCCAATTGGAGGACGGCCATGCAGACATTCCCGCAACCACGAAAAGCAATAGGCTACGGAGATATGCAAATTGACTGCGAACAGGCGTTAGACGACCCAGTGCGCGACTTGATAGACGCCGCCATTGTTTCCGGTTGGCCGCCGGAGACCGTGTTTGCGGCGATCAAGAGCGTTGTCGCCAACCGCGAGCGCGCTTACGCCGAAGATCCTGACCCGGCGCCGGACCCTGTACCATGAATCGCGGCTATTGGAACCGGCCCGTCACCTTCGAAACCATGACGCTCGGCATGTACCGGACGATCTCAAGCACGGCTGAGGCGGCACGCGTTCTCCTCGAAGACTGGCCGGTCGACGAAGGGTCGGCATTTCTGCGTGCAAAGTCTACGTGCCTCTCTGCGCTGGAAGGTGGAATTGACCACGAAGAGGCGCGGCAGGCGTTCCTAACGGCGGCGGAAGAGGCCGGGGTGTTTGTTCGCGATAGTTAAGGCGCCAGCCACACGCATTGCAAGAATCATATTTTATATAATGATAATGGACCAGCGCTCCATTTAGCCCGACCGCCGCGTCGGCCTCGCCTCATAGAGCCTGTCCAGCCGCTCACCAAGGCCGTCGATCCTGTTGCCGACCCCCTCAATTGCCCGCATGATCTGCGCCGTCTGTTCCTGCATCCCCGCCTTCGTAACATAGGTCTCAGCGGTATGCAGCTTGTGATCGGCAAGTTCCTGTCGCGTTAGCGTGGCGAGAGCGTTTGCAGCGGCGGCCATGCCGGAGGCTTCCGTTTTGGCCTTGTCCACCCTCCCCTCGATGCGCCACCAGATGCCCGACAGGGCACCGAACAGCATCACGAAGAAGCCGACCGCAGCCATGATTTCCGCGCCGGTCATCCTACAAGCCCTCGCGCCAGTACAGAAAGCCACAGCGCTTGCAGCCAAACCTTGGCGTACATATTGCGCCCCTTCATGGCCGCACCCCGCAAAGCCGCTGTAGCTTCGTGTTCTCGGTGAGAATCTGCTGCTTGGTCTCAGCGGTCATCTTGTCATCGACGCTGGGGCGGATCGCCCGCGCCACGTCGCAATAGTTACCGCCCACCGTCGCGCATCCACTCGCTAAGGCGCCGATCAACATCAGCGTCGCCCATACCTTGAATCTCATCTTCCACGCCCCTCGCCTTCTTGATGGCTTTCGCGTTGTTGCGGGCCTGCTCCGCTTCGGCATCAGCCTTGCCGCCGGCTCGCCCATACAGAAAGACGCCCGCAATGACTGCGAGCGCCACGCCGGCTGCGGCGAGCCAGCCAGATACGCGAGACCAGATGCCCGCTGCGATGGTCGCCAGCATCAGACAACGGCCTCCTTGCCCCGCCAGGTGTTTACCCACCGCGCGATGATGTCCCGCTTGCGGTAAGCCACATAGCCGACCACGGCTACGGCCACGCCAGCAGCGATCCAGCCCCACGGTAGACCTGCGGCAAGCGCAAGGGCGCCTGAGCCGACCGCCGACCCTGTGCCCTTCGTGACAGTCTCGCGCACCAGACCAGCATCGCGCCGAAGCTGCGATAGCGTCGCCGGCCCGAGAATGCCGTCGGCCACGAGGTGCGGGTGGGCTTTCTGGTAGGCTATCACCGCAGCGCGCGTCTTTTCGCCCATCCAGCCGTCGATGGCGCCGGGATTGAAGCCCTTGCTGGACAGGATTTCCTGCGCTTCCTTGACGACGGGATCGGGCTTCGTCTTGGTCGGCGTAGCGGTGCGCGGTTCGCCTTCCGGCTTGCTAGACGTGACGCCGGCATAGTTGCCGTTCAGGAAGAGGTTGGCCTCCTCCTTGCGACGGCGCACCAACCCGGCCAGCTTCTTGCCGCCAGCCGTGTTGTAGTGGCTGCCGAGATATGCTGCAGCTTCCTTAATTTTTCCGGCCCGCCAGAGATTGGCCCACTCCCAACCCATGGCGCCCGTGCCGAGATTGTAGATTGCACTGACTGACGCATCCATCTGGTGCTGCTTGCGATCGGCCGGGCTGTTCTTGACGACGGCAGGCTCAAATTCTGCGGCAAGCACCTCGAGCAGGATTTCGTCGGACTGTTCCGCGGTAATCTTGGTCTTGCCGGGCACGAGCTTGGTGATGCCGCGCTTTGCAAGGGCTGCGCGGACTGCGGCGCTCCGCATGGTGAAGCCTTGCCCGATCGTCGGTACGCCGACGGAATCCAGGTAGCAGGTCAGGGGGTTTCCCTCGTGTCCACGCAGAAACGCGCGGCCACGCTGGGACGTGGTCGTGATGGCCATTGGATGTCCTTGAGACTTGCACTACCGACGTATCTAGGCTTTGATCGCGTAGGTTGGTGCGGAGAGTAAAATGAAACTTGGAACGGTAGTGGTATTGCTGGCGATGACTACGCCAGCATTGGCCGATGGCCCATATGTCGGCGGCTTTGTCAGCGCAGGCGCATATGGTGAGATGGGGTGGACTGGCCCCAACTCAAGCCGCGGCTCGACCATGTTGGGAGGCTTCGCAGGCTATGGCTTCCAGGCTGGGGGACTGATCATCTCGCCGGAGGTGCGCGTTTATGGCGGCGCCAATCAGCAGGTACGTATGGACAACGTCGACACAACATCATGGCCGGGCTTCTCAGTAATCGACCGCCTAACTTTTCAGGAAGACATTGGCGCTTCTGCTGGCGTTAATCTAGGGGCGCAGATGGGGGCATTTACCCCATATGTCGGGGCATCCGTTGGAGTTTCGCGCCTGAAGTATAAGACGCTCTTTACGCCTCCAGGATTCGTGTTCGCACATACGTTCAAGGACACCAGCGTTTCACAGTCAGTGCGTGGAGGAATCCAATACAATTTCGAACGCTATTTTGTCCGCGCGGAAATTGAACGTCGCTGGTTCCAGCAAGACTACGTCCCAAACTACCGCAAGACCGAGGCCAGCCTCGGCTTCGGCATGCGCTTCTGATTAAGGCCACTCAACATCTGCGGCGGCATGGACCGCCGTGATATCCGCCGCCGCATCCACGGCCGATTTCGCGCCGAGACGGGCCGCCTCGATGGCGGCGCCGATCACCGCCCATTGCGCATTCGCCTGCGAGACCACCATCGCCACGCCGGCGAGGGTGGAGGCGGTAATCCCGACCTCCGCGGCGAGGAGCGGATAGCGTTCCGGCTGCGGATGCTCGTCCAGCACACAAGCCGCCGCCTCGGCCGCCTTCTGCTGGTAGGTCATGGCCTGCCCGGCGCCGGGCGTGATGTATTTCAACCGGGCGCGCTCGGCCGCTTCGTCAATGCCAGCCTTGGCCGCGCGCTTGTGCTCCTCCAGGGGCGTTGGATCGTCCCGAAGGGAATGGACATATTTCGGCCGGCCCTCGACAAGCTCGACGGTCGTCGAGACGACCTGCTTGCCTTCTGGTATCTCGTCCGCCGGCAGTATCTCCGCGAGCCGGAAATCGCCATCGGACCAGCCATCTTGCGCAGGCGACCCTCGCTTGCCGTTTGGCAGGTCGAACCATACTCCCGTCCTGACCTCACCAATCACCGCGTTACCATATATTAGTGCAAGCATGAAGGCTCCGTGATTTCAGCTGTTGGGAAACGCGCGCGTCGGAACGGAAAACGACGACGTGTAGCGAGCAACCCCTCGCGTTATCCGAAGGTCATCGATGTAACCATTGTAGTCACTGTTTTCCGCTCTCCCGATCACCAAAGGGTAGGAAGGACTATCCTGAGCTGTTGGGCTATAGGCGGCGGTCGCCTGCAAGCTACCATCGATAAACAAACGAACAGAACCAGCAGATTGCGTCATAGCGATGTGATGCCAGGAATTAAGAGATATCAACCCAGATCCGGTGGATACAGCAGTTGCCGATCCTCGGTAATAATAGAATTGAAGAGCGCCTCCTGAAACAGGACCGAACGACCAATAGTCGATCGTTCCCCCATCTCCATTATGTATTAGGTTTGGCCGTGTCGCGCCAAAAGCGTTGGCATTAATCCAACACTCTATTGTGTAAGGAACGTCCCACCAACGAAATTTTCCGGTAGTATATGGTACTGTTAGGCGAGCGCCGCTGCCATTAAAATACCCTGAGGCACTTCCAAACATTTTCTTAGTATCTGTCGTAATTACACTGCCAACACGTGTAGGTGTGACTGCGTAAATAGAGTTGTCCGCGAAGACGGTTCCATTGTTGGCGCCGTCGAAGTGCATCAAGAGCGCGACACTTGAAAAATCCGGGTCCCGCGGCTCAGCAAAAGGCATACTAAACGGGTATGGGAACGTCATTGCAGCGCCTTCACGGTCGCGGTAACCGCGCTGTTCGTCTTCGCGACGTGCAGCTGGAACTTATGGCCGTTCGTCGTCGTGAAGGCATCGCCGTCAACCTTGGTGAAGCCGGCGAGCGTGATGGCTCCGGCCGAAGCGCCGTTCACGATCTCGACGATGATGGTATAGACGCCCGCCGCCGTAGGAGCGTTGATCGTTGTAGCGCCGCCGTTCGTCCCATGCTGGATGTTGCCAGTGGCATAGGTGAGCGTCACGGCGCCACTCAGCGTGCCGAGGTTCTTGCTCGTCGCCGAGTATCCCTTGAGCGCTGTATCACCTTCTCGGGAAACGGCATTGACGATACGACTATCATCGCCAGCCGCGACGGACCCGGCAGCGGTTCCCACGCTCTTTGCCGCCGCATCGCCGAGCGTCGGCTTGCCGGAAAGATCCGCATAAGCCCCGCTAAAGGGCAATGGACCCTCCATCAGCAATTTACCGGTAGCGCCGTCAAAGAGCGCCATCCGACCACTTGTGGCGCCCGCGGGTCCGACAACATCGCCCGTCCCCTCGCCATCAGCGCCCGCCGGAATACCGAACTCAAGCTCTATTGCACCAGGGCCGGTTGGAGTCGCCGTAACCGTGGCCGACGAACCGGAGGGAAGTGTCGTGACGCCGCCCACGGAGATATCCGTATAGGGACCTGGTGCACCATCTTCGCCATCTTCGCCCGGCGTTCCCGGCGGGCCGGCGGGGCCCTGACCGTACTGAAACGGCCCGGCCCAGTCGCCTTCGGTATTCGACGCCTTCACCCATAGCTGGGCGGGCGCCGTGGAAACGTCCAGATAGGAAAAGCCCTTTGGCTTTCCATCGTAGATATCTCGCCCGGCACTGTCACCGGACATGTCATATTTCCAGATCGTGCCGGCTTCGAGCCCGGCCAGCAGGCGAGCCAGCGCTTCCGCATTCTGCGCGATCTGCGCGTCATAGGCAGTGTCGCGGACCAGCGCATAGCTGTAGGTGCCGGTTGCACCAGTCCAATCGACCGCCGCGGTGATCTGGGTATCGCTGTCGACAGTGGCGATCGGCAGCCCGTTCCCTGCCGCCTCAGGGTAGACGATACCGCCCTTGATGAGCGCGATCTGCCATCCGGTTCCGATACCCGTAACCACGGCGCTGCCGTTCGTCAGGGAGATCGTCCCCGTCGTGTAAGGAGTGGTCATTTCGTGAGGTTCCTATAGGGCCGTAGGCTTATGCCGGAATACCGAGGATGTAGTAGCGGATGCCGAGGATGGGGGAAGGATCATATTCGTAGGTCACCGTGTTGCTGATATAATCAGCGGAATTCTTGTAATACCGATAGATCGGGTTGCCCCTGAACGTCCGGAACACTGCTTGGCTGGCGGATAGGGTGCAATAGGTGGTGTTCCCGCCGACATTAGAATTCCAACCTACATTATAGTTTGCGCAGATGTTGATAAACGGAGCACGGACCCGCTTGCTCCATGAATTCACCCCATCATTGGCGCCGGCCCCGTGAACGGTCATCCACTTCACGATCGGGAAGCACCCCGTTCCATCGAAATCTATGGTATGCGTGAGTTCCCCATTGCCGACCGAGATGTACCCTTCCTTCAAAATCTGGACACATGGCCAACGGCTATCGATAACGATATCCGAGAAATTTGGCTCATCCCCGGCACCGGGGCGCAGGATCTGGACGACATTTTGACCACCTACTTCAAACTGCCGCAGGACATCGTTGTCTCCGCTCGTAGGAGCATCAGTGCCAGTTGCATAAATGATGAAACGAGCACGACAGGATGCGTATGCGTTATTAAAGCGGATGAGACTGCCATCGAACCAATACTCAGATCCGTAAATACCCTGTGGCGCGACAGGATTCGCCGGGAAGGTGATCGTCGACCCTTGATAAAAGAACACGTCGGCGACTGCGTTAGGCGGAATGGTCACGCCTATATCGTAGGAGGAGGCACCAGACGGACAAGCAATGTCTGCCGCGCCGATGATCTTTGTGGGGCTGTTGGCGGTATCGAGGGCCAATTGTGTGGGGCGGCTGATATTATTGAGATCAAAGCCGGGTTTGGCTACTCGCACACCATCCTTGTCAATCTGTATTACCGTCGCTCCGTCTACCGGCGGCTGTGGCACGCCGTCAATGATCGTCGTGTTGTCACCAGGCAGGTTCCAGACAACCAGATTATTGTTGAATACCTCGTTCGTGCCGACCTGCGTGAACCAGTTCAGGCACTGCGAGCCGTTAGCGATAGTCGTTTGATAAACGCTGAGGTCACTCCCCCAGCCAAACCAACTGGCATTGGAAGTGCGCCACCGTCCGCCTCTGTTGTCGTATCCGGTCAGTACCTCGCTTACGATCGATCCGACAAAACGCCCGTTGGAAATGCGTTTCGACTTCACTTCACATAGCGGAAAATCATACAGCAAACCGGGGAAATGATCTCGACGGAACCATGTCTCTTCTGACCAGCCCTGAGTATCCGGAAGCGAGCGCTTGGTGTAGCTTGAAGCGTTTGCACCGGCAGGCCAGAACGTGTCTGCCCCCATCTTCGGCATCAAATCAATGCCCGCCAGCTTATAGTCCTTCGTCCACTTCGAATTGTAGAGGAACGACCCGACATTTGCGTCGGGTTCCTCACCGGGATCGATGTCGCCCTTGGTGATCTTCAGGCAAGGGACGCCCTCGTAGTCGAGGCCAATCATGGTCTGGGTCATGATCTAAAAATCAGCCTCCCGGTATTGAGATTGAAATCAACCTTCTCGTTCTGAGAAAGCAGGCGACCGGCGCGGACGGTCCCGATGTTGGCGATCTGGAGCTTCAACTCGCCGTCTTCGAACACAAGCGGCAGGAAGTTGTTATCGAGGTCGCCCGGGTTGAGCACCACGAACCGGTCGGCCATGACGGCGAACTCGGACTGGACGTCACCGCCCACATCGACAATCTGGAGGTAGAAGCCGGAATCGTTCCAAGCATCACCCTCCGTTACCCGGAGCTGCACAGAGAACCGAGCCAGAGCCCCGGTCTGGTCAGCGGCAGCAGTGAAGCGGATGCGTCCCTGCGCAAAGCGGTCATCGACAGCCACGGTGACGTCCGTGATCTGCTCGGCCAGCGCCTCCATGTCGTTAGCAACGACGACGACCTGTTCATCGAAGGCCGCGCGGTTGTTGCCGACTTCGACAGCAAGGCGACGACGGGCGGAATCCGCCACGGCGCCAAGCAGTTGCTGGTTCGTCAGGATCTGCTCCAACAACGGCCGCGTATCGTCCAGGCCCTGCTGGAGCTCAGCGAAGCGGTCTTTCACCTCCTGCTTGAGATTGTTCAGTCCGACCTCCAGATCGGCGTTGCCGCCGTCCAGAGACGTGACCGTTACCCATGAAGTCCAGGCCGGCTGCGCACGACCATCCACAACGAGGCGATAGCGAAACTCGTATTCGGTCAGGCTGACAATGCCCTCTTGCACGAAAGCAATGTTCGCATCGGGGGCGACGGAGCGGGTGAAAATGTTTGTCGGCTCGGCCTTGATGCGCCATTGGATTTCAACGGCGGTCACAGTCGGGTCGATGACGTCAGACCAAGAGATGCGGAAGGCTGCATATGTGCGACCGTCGGCGCCAGTCGCGATGACAGGAATGAGCGCATAGTCCGGCAGATCGTTGAGATAGACCGGTTCGCCCGGAGGAAGCGGAACGACGGGAGGCAAGACGCCGACGCTGTCGTAGATATCGCCGGAGCGCTCGACGAGCGAGAGCACGACATTCCGAGGCCCGTCGCTGGTCAGCGCCTTGATGGAGCGACTGGAGACCATCCACACGCGATTGCCATAGCGGGCGGAATTCCAACGAACCCAGTCTCCGCCGTTGATCGTCTGGAAGCGTGGCCGAACGACGATTTCCGCCGTCGCCTCGAAGCGGTTTTCCTTGTAGTAGATCGACGCCAGTTGGTTCGCCTGCGCCTTGTAGGGAACAGTCGTGAAGTCGAGCTTGAAGTCGCGCGTGCGGCGGTCGAGCGCAACCTGTGTCGGGTCGGTCTGCGTATCGTAGCCGACCGGAGACCAGATGTTCGACGGCTCCGGATAGGTACCCTGCACCGAGTTCACGACGTCGGCCATCGACTTGTAACGCTGGAACCTCACCGGCTCTGTGGTGATCAGGTCGTCATCGGTGATGGTCTCGACAATCGGCTGGTCCGTGCCGATGAGGGGCCACGAGCCGTCGACGCTATCGACAATGATGCCGCCGCAGGACTGCATGACGGCATCGATGTTGTCGCCGTGTTCCAGGTCGGCGTCGAAGATGATCGAGCAGCGGTACCGGACGCCGTAATCGGCGGTCTCATCACAGATGTTGGCCGCGATGGCATAGCGATCAACGGGAAGATCGACGGGTGTCATCTCCATGCCGAGGAACACATCACCGTTGATCGCAAAGCCCCGGCGGTAATTGTATTCCATGACGACCGGGTTCTCGGTGAACTCGTATGTCGAGTAATCACCCCAGCGGTGCGGGCCATCCCCGCCGGCCGTCGAATCCTTGCGGAAGTCATAGAGCCGTGCACCGCGAAGCTGGAAGAAAAACTCCGGAAACTGCGCCAGCTTCTCCTGGTTGTAAGTCAGGAAAGCCACGAGATAGCACATGCCCGTGCCGACGTGATTTTCAGTCCAGCGACCCGCAGGATTGGCCCCGCTGATGAGCGTCGGGTCGGCCGCCGTCTGCGTTCCGTCATAGAACTGGAAGGACATGAGCCCGGCATAGTCGCCGCTGTCGACGGTGAAGCGGCCGTCGCCCTGGTCCGTTAGCGGTAATTCCTTGCCGCCGGCCCAGATCTTCTCCATCCCGTCGCACGGGAAGTCCGAGAAGGCAAAGACCTGCTGGAGGTTCTTGTTGGAACCGCCATAGGTGTTCACATAGCAGTCGTGACCGGCAATGCCAACGCGGCCACAGGCCACCTGTCGCGATACGTTCTCCCCGTACTGACGTTCGAACTGGACGCCGCCGGCCTGCTGCTGCGCCTTCTTCGCGCGGTTCTTTGCGATCTTGGCGCTGATGAGCTGGAGCCCGATACCGAGCACCAGCTTGCCGATGATGCCCAGGCCGCCAATGAACGAGCCAATGGCACCAATGACGGGAGCGAGAAAACCCATTATTCCACCTTGAAAGCGGCAAGCGCCGCAGACGGCGGCAGAAAGACGATCGCGTCAGTGCCGCGCGTCATGAAGCCAGCCGACGTAAAAACGCCGCCGGATATCTCGCCATTGTTGTCGTAGACGCCGATGTCGCCCCGCTGGGCCATCAGGACCGGGATTTCGGGCAAGCGGGCCGCGAAGGCATCGCGCACGGTTTCAAAGCCGCGCTTGCGAAGCAGCTTGGCTGCGCCGGTTGGCGTCTTGTAGCGGCGGGCCGCTGCGCCATGCATGGTGCTACCCGTCACGGCCTCAACAGCGTCGTCGGCGATGAGGTAGCAGTCGGAAAGACCATACTGCGCAGGCAATGCCTGATGCTTCGCCACAACATCGTTGAGGCGTTTCAACCAGTCTGGATGTCGCATGAAACCTACCTGAACAACCCTAGGAAGCCGCGCGAGACCGATCCGGCCCACGCGCCGCGATTAGGCGACGTTTGAGCACCAGACGGCCCTGCCCTGCCCCAGATCAATTCAACGCGGCCTGCAGTGGCGGCGTGCTCAAAGAACATGTCGCCTTCGTCTCGCCGCTTCTGATCTGCGATCGAGCGATACCGCCCGTTCTTCCGGCTGTAATCGAGTTGGCGGCCTTCGCATGTCGCCTCGATGTAGGCTCCGCCATCCGTGCCGAAGTGATGCTGGATCGTGTCGACGTAGCCGCGCGCGACCGTCTCGACTTGGAGAAGCACGCCGGTATCGGGATGGAGGTGCGCATCCATGACGCGCACTGGCCGGTCGCGGTAATCCTCGTCCTCGATCTCGGTCAGCATGGCGGGCGTGAGGCCGAAATCCTTGCTCTCAGCCAGGCGAAGCGTGAAATTGCCGTCGGCCGATGTTCCGAGCCCGCCGCCCAGATCGGAAACCTCTATGAGGCCGAACGGCTGATAGGTCACGCCGCTATAGGTCAGGGCGTCCTTGTCGGCGATGAAGCCGTAGGTACCCGTGCCGAAATCGAACCGGATCATCTGCCGGGTGGCAATCCGTCCGGCGTCGTAGAGGTCTTTCACGTCGTTCGAGAGCATTAGGCACTCTCCACCAGCTTGAACGACACGGTGTAGAACCGCCCGCTGCGCGGCGCCTGAAAGCTATCCGGCACTGGACGCATGAGGACGGCAGGCTTCGCGAAACGCACCACAGCGCCCGCCTGGGCGACCGTGGCAAACGGCGGCGGCTCGACCGTAATCGTGCGCGTGGTGTCCGTCCCGGATGCTTCCGTGACGCGGCCGACGTAGTAGCGGCCGCTGCGCTCTAACCCCAGCCTGTCGCCCGGTCCAAGAACCAAGCCGGCGTCGACGCCACTAACGGACAGCACGTTGCCATCTGCCACGCTCACCAGGTTGCCAGGGTCATCGGCCGGCCCGTGGTCCTGCCAATGCGCCTTCGGATAGCAGACGTGCGGATGCCGAAACAGCACCGACCGGAGGCCGCCGCGTAGGGAAAGCCACCACGACTCCAACTCAGCGAACTGCGACAAGAGCAGCGGCCGGGTCGTCAAGCTGGCTTCCCATGCCGGCGGCGCGACCTGCGTATAGTTGATCAGGCCGCTTGCCGCCGGGGAAGCCGTGACGCCTTCGCGCAGCACTACGTCTGCCGTGACGTAGCCGACGTCCGGCAGCTCGCGGGGGAATGTGATTGGCATCTGGAATCCTTGCTGCTGGCGCTAGAGGCCGCGCCGCTGCTGGGCGTCCTTGACTGTCTTGACGATGGTTCCGGGGAGCTCGCGCTGGAGAGTGGCGAGCCGTTGCTCCACACGCGCCAAACCGGCGGCGTCGGCGCCCGTGGCATCGATTGCGATGCTGATGGGGGCGGTGATGGCTGATTGGGCGGTTCGCGGCGCTACCTTCGGCAAAGTCGGCGCTCGCACGCCAACCGGCCCGCCGTCGGCATAGCCGCGGCGCAGCGCTTCCACAGCCGCCACGCCGCCCATGCGGGCAACGTCTGCCTGCGAGAAGACGACCTCACCCTTGTGGACGATGCCGGCCGGCTGGTTCTTGCCGCCAGGGCCGGTGTAGCCGCCGGAAGCGTAGAGTCCGATGCCGCCGCTGCTGGCGATGCCGAACTGGCCGCCGCCGCCGAATAGACTGAAGATGCCACCTAGCAGGCCACCGCTGCCTCCCGCGTTCTGCACCTTGAAGATGCTGGACAGAACGTCGTCGATCAGAGCCTTGCCGATCTTCTTGAGCGAGTTGGCGAAGATATCAGCCGCCTTCTCGCCCTCGATGAAGCCATCGATCATACCGGAAACGACGTCTTTGGCGGTATTGAGCGCGTCCTCGGCCTTCTTCTTGATCTCTTCCTGCATTTCCTCGAAGCGCTGGGAGGCTTCAGTCGCCACGCCGTAATTGGTCGCCAGCTGCAACATGGACTCTGCCTGCTTCCGCGCGGCCGGCGACAGGCCGTCGAACTCACCGCGGAGTAGCTGCTGAACGTCCTTGAGCTCTTTGCCGGCCGCTGTCCCCGCCTTCTGAGCGGCGCTGAGAAGATCCTGAGCCGCCTTGGCGCGGGCCGTCGAATAGCCGTAGTCATTGATCAGCGGGTTCAGGCCTGCCTGCGCAGCCGTCTCCGCCTGCAAAGCTGCAGTCCGATCCTTGATTTGCTGGACTTCGCGCTCGTACTCGTTCTTGCGCTTCTTCTTGCCTGAGCCGCTGTCTGCGCCAGCTATGCCGCCGCCGAAGCCATCCGTGTTACGGGTTGGCTTCTTCCGACCGGAGGCAACGTCTTCGAAGTCCTTCTGGACCTTCTCGAGGTCGGCAACCTGCTTCTCAATGGTGTCGATGAGGTCTTGGCGGTCTTTGACGGCCGGGCTGTTGTCGACCGTGTTCTGCACATCCGTCGCGTCTGGCGTCGGAAGCAGTGACATTGATGGCGCAACTTGTTCTCGGACAATAGACGCCGCAAGCTCACGTTCCGCCTTAGCGCGAGCAAGTGCGACTTTCGCCGCGTCGATATCAGCAGCGATCTTCTGCCGCGTCGAATCAACCGCCGTCTTATTGGCCCAGTCCAAGGTCTCTATCTGGAAAGTGAGCTCCTTGAGCGACTTCCCGTGGACTTCGGAAGCCTCCTGAGCATCGGACTGGCTGGACGAAAACTGGTATATCGCATAAGCCGCGAGGAGCGCGGCGCCACCTGGACCGCCAACGAGAGCAAGGGCTCCATTCAAAACCGAAACAGCGCCAGCAGTCGCCGTGGCCACCACGCCAACTCGCGCCATTGCAGCGGTCGTCGCCGTGGACGCTGCCGTCACGGCAGCGGTTGACCTCGCCATGGCAGTTTGCGCGACAACCATGTCACGCGAAGCCTTTGCAACGCTCAGACCAAGAGCTGTGCCGTTCCGCGCCGCAACGAGTGCGGTCTCGGCGTAACGGAGATTTGCCGCTGCGGCAGCTTGCTTTGTCTGCGCAGCTTCCAATGCTGCGCGAGCGCTGGCAACGGTAGCCGCGCGCTCTGCAACATTCGCCGCAATCAGGCCGTAGGTTGCAGAGATGGCCCCGCCTACCGCTCTGCCGGCGTAGTTGACCAGAAGAGCACCGGAAAGGACCAGAACGGCGTCCGCAACGATCCCGATATTGTCGGCGAGGAGCCCAAGCGCCTGCCCGAGGCGAACAGAGACGCCGCTCGAAGAGTCCGCCGTGCCAACGTACTGAATGACATTGTTACGGAGGCGCGTGAAGCTGTCAGCTATGGTGGCGTTCGTCTTGGCGAACTGCGCCTCAATCGGCTTCTGCGCGTTGATGATCGCCCGGAAGACGCGGTCGGAAGTCAGCTTACCCTCTTCGCCAAGCTTCTTGAGGCCGGCAACGGTGACGCCGAATTCATCGGCGATAGCCTTGGCCACGATCGGGGCATTTTCGCGCAGGGACCGTAGTTCATCCCCCTGAAGTACACCTGATCCGAGAGCCTGACCGAGCTGAAGGATGCTCGCCGCCTGTTCTTGCGTGCTTGCACCGCCTGCTTTCATCGCCTTGGAAACCAGCGATGTGGCCAGCGCAATTTCTTCCTCTGACTTCGCCACACCAGAGGCCGAGCGTATCAAACGAGCATAAAGGTCCGTATAGGTCTCAAGCGACGTGCGCGCATCGTCCGCGCCCTTTCGCAGATCCTTTAGAGAGCGCGTCTGCACGCCAGCCGACTGTGCTGCCGCAGCAATCATGTTGCCGGCCTGCGTCCAGGCATCGGCGTACTGCATCACCTCTCGCGCGCTGAAAGCCCCAGCACCGACAGCCGCACCAGCCTTCAACGTGTTCGCAAAACTCGCGTTGATGTTCTTGTTCATACGCTCGAACCGAGACTCGATGGCCTTCGTTCTCTGGTTCGTCACGCCCATCGCTCGGCTCAGCGCGTTCTCGTAGCTCTTGATGTTGGCGGACAGCTGGACGACCAGCCGCTCGATGTCGGTTGCCATATGCGTGCCTGTCCTGATACAAAAAAGCCCCACTTATCGCGGGGCAGGAGGAACCTATGAAGCTCAAGCAACGTCTGACGCCGCTGGGTAAGTGGGGGGTTTTTCTCTTCTTTGCAGGACCAATAGTTGCGCTTGGCACTCGCGAGTGGCTGATTTCATATCTGAAGTCGCTGAGGGGAACCGGCATCACTCAAATGCCAGACGTCACATTGTATCATGCGGCCATTCTCGGCGGCGCGCTGATGTTCCTCATTTCGATTCCGATGCTGATCATTGGAAGGGAATATCAAAACCACGAGAGCCCAACTGATAATGTGCTCTGGCGCTAACCCTTCCCCTGCATCCACTCCCAGATTTCATCGACCTCGCCGCCGTCAAGCTTTCCGGGTTCGTCTGTGCTGTTGGCCTTGATGTAGCCGTCGACCGCAGCCATAAACTGCCACATGGTCATGTCATTGACCTGCTGCGGCGTGAAGCCAATAGCCGCTCCCGTGCCGTAGATGGAGGCTACTCGGAGCTTTCCGTTGGGGAGGTCGTCGATTCGTTCTCCGCCTCCCCTTCGCCCTCCCCCACTTTTTCCTCTGGTGCACCTTGAAGGCCGGCGGCCAAGACAGCCTGCGCGATGAGTACATTGTCGAGTGGCGGATAGGCCTCGACATATGCGCGGGTCAGGCGCAACGCATCGGCCGGCTTCGATCCTCCACCGATGAGGCCGAGACGGATGACGTTCGCGATGTCCTCGACCTTCCACTGCCCGCCATAGAGGCGGTTCAGCACGACATACGGCCCGGCGTCACATTTCTCCTGGAGCTCGACCAGTTGCCCCCACGCCAGGCGGAAGGCATAGGTGCCGTCCGCCCAGTCGAGTTCAATCCGCGCATCGCGAGCCATTACGTGGCCTCGCTGGTCCGAACCATTTCGCCGTCGGACTGCATGCTGATGGAGATAGTCGCGCGCTCGCCGTTGTTGGCGCCGATTTCAAGCGATTCCACCTGCATCTTGCCGGTGTAGATGTAGGTCGTAACCGGAAACTCGATTTCCACCTTCACATCAACGGAGTCGATGCTCTCGGCGGCATCAAGCCACGCGACGATAGACTCCGACGCCAGAACGCCTTCGCCGCTGATCGACATGGAGAGCGACGCAGCATCGCGGCCAATCCAGTCCACCTTATCGGGGTCCGTGCAGTCCGGGATGGTGACTTCGTTCAGGTTCTTGCTGAGCGTCACACTGCGCTGCGTGAGGCCGCAAGGCGCGGTATAGACGGCAGGGGATGCGCCGTTGGAAAGCATGACGCGGATTTTTCCGCCCTTGATGGTCGTAGCCTGAGCCAATCTGGCCTCCTGATATGAAATAGGCCGCTAAAGGCGGCCAGATGTTCGGATTTTGTGGGTGGTGGGGCGCGCCAGTGTCGTGGCGCTACAGCGCGTCGATGATCGCCGTGAAGCGCACAGAAGCCTGCTTAATCGCGCCGTTCTGGATGTAGTCGGTGCGCAAGTGATCGAACGAAACCGCGCGATTGGTCGCCAGGGTCGGCGTCCAGTTCTTGAGGGCAACACGTACCGCGTCCGCCATCTGCCGGACCTGCGATAGAACCGTCGCGTCCGACCAGCAGTCTATCTGGATCATGGCTTCGCCGCCGTCGACGCAGTCATAATCGTCAGGGATGAAATTCGATGGGCCGATGGCGATATACGGCTTTGCCCACGTCGCGACCGGAATGTCAGCAACGCGGTTGGACACCAGATCTGTGACGCCGGCAGTTGCTTTCAGGCGCGCGATGATCGCGCCCTGAAGCTCAAGGACCGGATCTGCCATGCGCGCTCCTAGCGGCCCGCTGCTACAGCCTTGGCCGATTTCGTGATTGCTCGAGTGATGCGGGATTTCGTGCGACGCCGTAGGGCCCGCCAAGAAACGAAGAAGAACGGTTGCGCCTTCGTGCCGGGATGCATGGTGCCGGCATAGATGCCGCCATTCTCGTGCGCCGCGGTGGCGAATTCGACCAAATGGGCGTATCGGACCTTGCTGTTGCCTGCGAAGATAGTCAGCGCCAACTTTCCGTCCGACGATTTAACGGTGGCAATCGCTTGGCTGTATTTTGGACGCTCGCCCCAGGTCCAGCCTATGCTGTCACGTAGATCGCCACTATCAACGGCGACCAACGACTTCATGAGCGCTACGATCTCGTTAGCACCCTGCTCCATGGCAGCGCGAATGGCCGCTTCAGCAGCGGCTGGCAACTTCTGAAGTTTCTTGTTCAAGTTGGCGAGGCCCAGGACTTTTGTCATCCCGCCTCCCCCTCAACGACCAGCATCTCCAGATAAGCGTTCCGCTCATCCGGATTTACGACGGTCTTGATGTTGTACTCTTTGCCGGTTCGGACATTCCGCACGCGCCAAGCCGGCGTTACGGAGCGCGTTCTCGTGCTAGACCGCACGGTCAGAAGATACGGCTGGATGCCTTGCAAGCGGCCAGCCACGACGGGTTCGCTGCCGAGCTTAGGCTGTAGACGTCCCGCTTCTTCGAACACCGACTGCCACCCGACCACAACGCCGCCGTAGCCATCGTCGCCCTCCACCTGTTGGAGGAAGGCGATTTTTTCTGAGAGCGACCCGGCGCCGCTACGTCTCGGCTTCTGCGCCATCGTCGCCTCTTCGGTTGACGAAGCGGCTGGATACGGTGATCACCCACTCCGAAGGCCCGTCAGGTTCGGCCACAGTCCAGCCGTCGATGTTTCGATACTTGTGGGGTCGCTTCAGCTCGACGCCAATAACACCCGCCATAGGGACGCCGCCCACAGACACGCGAGCTCGGCCATTTGCGCCCACGTCAATTTTCACATTTGGTTTTATCGTCGCCATCGTCGTCCTTCCGGCTCTTCGCCAACCGCACCGCTTTGCCCGCTGCCACGGCGAGCGTGGCGCAAGCCCGAGGAACGTTGTAATCGCCCGGCTTGTAAACCACGCAACTGCCCGGAGTCGGCTTCCACGACCATTTCTCAGTCACGCGGATCCAAGCCATTAGCCCAGATCCAGCATCGACAGGACGGGCGCGAGCTTGGCCAGACGCGCGGCTACGTTCTTTGTGACGCCACTCATTTGCGCCGCGCTATTGAGTGCAACAATGCGGCGCACCGCTTCTTGCGGGCTAATGCCGGTATGCTCGTGGTTCGGCGCCCTTAGGATGCCTCGCTCTGCGTTCCAAGCCAATCTTCCAACTCCATTTTCGGATAGGCCGTCAGCGCACTGACAGAACTGCAGTTCACGACGCGAACGCCATGAGCGGCCAGAGCGCCAGCCTGGCGATCCAGATGATGGGCCCATATAGCCGCCGTGCTGCCTGTCGGGTTTCCGGTTCGCTCATGGCGGCCATGCCAATGCACGCCGAGGTCAACGCGAGCGTCGAATCCGACGAGCGCAATGTCTCGAGCGCCGAACTGGACAGCCAGATTGAGCGCCTGAAAGCCCGACGATCCGCCCGCGCCAATGGTGCCTGGCTCTTCGAAGACCATGTCGTTGTGGTAGGCGCCCTCGACGCCACGCAGATGTACCCGGTGGACGCCCGGAACATCGCTCCTGCTAACGCGCAATCCGCAAAAGCCGCCATGGTCATTCTCGCGCCACCAAGCCGCGTCACTCGCGTAGAGAACGTCAGCCCACGGCGCGAGCCGCCAACTGTTGTTGATGGCAATCACCTTGCAGCGGTCGCGAGCCAGATCAACTGGCTGATCCACCGCAGACGGCCCGCTGGCAACAATAACGGCACGATGACCGCTCCAGTCATGGAACCAGTCAGGCATAGGCCATCTTGGCGAGCCTATGTAGGAGAGCCGTCACGGGTTTCGTCAGATATCCGTCGGCCTGCCCATAATCCTGCTCGCCGTCGCCGCGGTGCTCCCACAATCCCGCAAGGACCAAAAGAACTGCCGCCTGTACGCGCATAGGTGCGTCGCTGGCGGCAGGAGGAGACCCATTGCTAGCGTCGGCCCATACAAGGTCAGGCCGTTGCAGATAATCCACGACAATGTCGCTGGCCTGCTGGATCTTCTCCAGCAGGTCGGCGTCTTCATCCGTGTGGAATATCCGCAGGTGGCGGCGCGCTTGCTCAAGAGTTACGAGCGCTACCATTTGGCACCGTCAAGGCCAAGCTGCGTTAGATCGCGTCCGGGCTTGCCCTCGATGCCGCGCTCACCCTTCTCACCGGGAGAGCCGTCCTTGCCGTCGCGACCGCGCTTTACCATCAACTGCCATGTCTTGCTGACCTCCGGCTTGTCGCTGGTATCCTCGTTGCAATGGAATGTTGAGCCACCAAACGTGACGACATCGCCGCGCTCGTAAGACTGCCCGTCCTTCCACACGCCGCGATAGATCATGGATGGGATGCCGAGCTCAACCTTGTAGGTCGTATCCTTGGCAGAGAACGAGAGAAGAACGGTCCTGCCGTCTTCCATCAACTCGGCGTCGAAGTGCTCTAGCGAGAACCCATCGCGGCCGTCTTTGCCATCTAGGCCATTAGCGCCGTCTTTACCGTTGACGCCATCGATGCCGTCGCGACCGTCTCGGCCACGGATCGACCCTAGCTTATGAACGCCGCCCTTGGTGTCCGTGATAACGAGATTGCCGTCAGCATCCTGCACAGCGGCTGCTAGGCCAATGCCGTCGGCACCGTCTTTTCCGTTCAGTCCGTCCTTGCCGTCGACGCCGTCCCTGCCGTCCGCGCCACGTTCACCGTCCTTGCCGTCTTTGCCGGCAGCCGGTGGATTGTCGGCCAGATAGCGTCGCACGGCCTCGTCGATGACTTCCGGCATCGTGAGAATCGCGTCGACAATCTGCTCTTGCGTGGGGGCTGGCGCGTCTTTTCCGTTCAGACCGTCTTTGCCGTTGATGCCGTCACGACCATCGGCGCCATCGCGACCGTCCTTGCCGTCAGCACCATCCCTACCGGGGGCGCCGTCTTTGCCATTCAGGCCATCGGCGCCCTTTTCGCCACGCTCGCCGTCTTTACCGTCGCGGCCCGGCTCGCCGTCCTTGCCGTCAGCACCATCACGTACCGCAATGTTGCCAATGGCTTTCGTGCGTCCGTCTGACATGACGGCTATCAGGTTGCCTTCGGCATCGCGAACGATGTCCGCCAAGCCCACACCATCAGCCCCATCCCGACCGTCTTTGCCGGACTGGCCGCGCTCGCCGGGGTCGCCCTTCTCTCCTCGCAACGGCTCGCGTGCCTCGAGTGCCTTGATGCGCGCATATGCCGTGGCGAGGGAGCGATCGACATAGCCCTTGATGGCGTCGAATCCGGCGTCAAAAGCCTTCTGAAAATCCATCAAGCCGCTTCCTCAAATTCTCCAAGGCACCTCGTCACAACACCGATGGCGTGCAGTTCCTTGCCTTGGTTTGTATTGTCATTCGCAGCACCACCTGCAGCCTTCCCGAACGGGTCAGCGCCCTCGTCGCGCTTGTTGAGCGCCGCGAGGCTGTAATTCTGTTGCTGCATGTAGATCGTGTCGCCACCTTCGACGGGCGGCTGGTTCATTTTCTTGAGCGCAGCATTAGGAGTCATGATCGAGCCACCAACCGCGGCCGAGAGCGCATCAACCTGCGTCTTCGTGTCCATGCGCATCAGGTCATCGAGGTCGAACTCGGTGCCAAGCACCTTGCCGTCCTTCGGCTCGGAAAGACCAAGTCCCTCATCGAGGCAAAGCTCGATGTTCTCTATGTGCACCTGCAGGCACTGCGCATAGTACTGCGCGTCCATCGCCTCGATATTGTTGTATGCCGGAGGTTGACCAACACCCACCTTGTAGGCCGGCACGCCGAAAGCAGAACATACCGTCTCAGCAGACCATTTCAGCTGCTCGATGAGCTGGCTGTCAGTCGCCGACATGGAGAGCGGTTTGTAATCAAGGCCATCCGCTAGGACCGCCGTCTTCCCCGCGTTGTCTCCAGCATAGTTCGAATTCCAGTAGTCGCGCAGTTCCTGTGCGGCCTCTGGCGAAATCTTCCCTACAGCAGTGATGATGCCGCTGGGCTTTGCGCCGTTGCCGAAGAATTTGGCGCTGTTCGACTGGATCCTGATGCCCTGCACCGCGGCGAGACCACAAGCGTAAATCGGGCTTGTACCGACAAGCGGGTGATAGATCGTGTTCCAACGGTCGTGGATGATCTCGCTGGCCGGGACAGTCAGATCGTCTGAATGCTGGCCGGACAGGTCGTCGCGCGAAAGCTGGTAAAAAACACTGCCATCCGCAGCAACAAGCACCTTGACCTTCGTGGGGTCGAGCACAAACAAGCCGGTTACGACATTGCGGTTGTCGCGCTGCTTGAAAACGTAAGTGTTCCCGTGGATGAGCTTCGATTCCATCCAGTTTGTGTAGAACTGGATGCGTGTCTGGTAGCGGTTGGGCTTGCGCAGGACGGGCGAGAATGCCGGGTTATCGATCTCAGTCCAAATGCCGTTGTTATCGCGCTGCACCAACCGAATACGCATCTTGGCAATATCGCTCGAGATGAGCGAAATGCACCGAAACACGGTGCTGTAGGTCAGCACGGTATCGAGCTTCACCTCAACGTTCTGCTGCCAAGCGCCGGCAAACGCCTCACGAACTATACCCCACCAGCCACCGCGATTATCGACCGGGGCTAGGCTGCCGGAGGCTTTCTCGCGGCGCTTGATCTCCAGGCCGAAAATCTGCATGCGTTATTCCTCGATGGCGCCGTCTTCGCTGGCCTTGTCTTCGCTGGTGGCGTCTTCGTTGCCGACATCGCCAGCCTTCAGGCGGCGCGTGCGGTAGTTGCCCTTGCGGCCTTGACGTTCATGGCCGTCCGCACCAGCGTCGTAACCGGCACCTGCATCTTCGTGGTTCATTTCAGCGGGCGCGTCGACGGCCTTGCCGATCGCCTTCAGCAGGCGCGCATCCTTTGCGGACGCCTCGAATTTATCGCCCTCAATAAGCGACTGACCGGCATAGCGCAGGTTCTTCTTTGCGATAAGTTCCAAACGTCTCTCCATCTGTAGAAATGATGAGGGGCGGCCGAAGCCACCCCTCAAAGCAAGGATCAACCCGCGTAGTTGACCGAGTCCAGGTACTGGACGACGCCGGCCCGACGCTTGGTCCAGTTGATGAAGCGTTCGGCGCGAATGCCGACCATGTTCATCTGCCACAGGGACACCATGACCGTAGAAGCTGTCGGCGGATTGGTCGGAGCCGAGTCCATCTGGAGAGACGCTTCGCGAGAAACGTCGAGAACGACGTCGCCATCGTCAGCCAGGAGGATTTCCGGCGCCTTCGCCAGGATGATGCGACCACCAGCGCCGGTAACTGGAGAGCCCGAACCGGCGTTGGCCGGGATGTTCTCAGAAAGAACAACCGGAAGACCGAAGAACGTGCCGCCGCTGTTGCCGTTGATAGCAAGGCCGGGGAACTCGGGCTGACCAAGCGGGTTCAGCATCAGGGCGAGGCCGAGAGCATCGGTTTCTCGCATGATCCAGACGGCGCCAGAGAGCGACATGTTCGCAGCCAGGAAGTTGCTGAACAGCTTCTTTACGTCTGCACGAACATTGTCCGCAGTCGTCCCACTGGCCACAACAGGCGTTACGCCGTTCGTGATCGACGCGGGCGAAACGTTAGCAACCGCAGCCTTGGCCGGATCAACGAAGTCGCGGTCCAGCGTCTGAACGATGGTATTGATCAGATCCTGGCGGACCAGGGCTTCGGCAGACGGATTGGAGAAGCGGACGAGTTCGTCGGTCAGAACCACAATGCCGGCCACCTTAGTGGCGCCGAGCGTGATGTTGTCGAACGCCAGTTCGCTAACAGGCTTCGGAGCACCTTCACCAACCCACTGGGCCGAAGATCCGGCGGTCTGGCGCGGGATCTTGATGTTGAATGGCACTCGACGGAGGCCGGGAATACGGCCGATAATCGTCTGAGGCCGCAGGAGGTCGATGAACTCAGACGCCATGTTCTGGTATTCGACCAGCGGCTTCGCCCAAGTGGCATCAGTGGTGGTGCCGGCGTCAACTGCAGCGCGCAGAACGGTTTCGACTTCCGGCGTGTCTTTCCAGCCCTTGGCGAGCTCGGCAGCCTGCATGAGGTTGCCCTTGGCCTTGCCAAGCGCCATGGCATAGCGCGTGAAGGCCGTGCCCTTCGGCAGATCCTTTTTCGGGGTGGCCGGGATAGCGCCGCGAGAACGCGAGCCTTCTTCCTGACTGCCGCCTTCAACCGGCGTGGCCGTGTCCTTGTTCGCCTTCTCAGCGCGAGCGAGGCGAGCAAGGTGCGTGTCGATCGACTTCACCTCGTTCTCAAGCTCGTCATACTCCTCAGACTGCTCTGCATCGAGGGTTACGCCCTCTTCCGCGGCCTTCTGCATAAGCTCGTCCATGCGAGCCGACTTGGCAGCGCGAGTGGCCTCAAAGGCCTCGATCTGCTCCTTGATAGTCTTTGCCATACGTTTGTTTCCTTTCCCGACAGCGCGGGTTTTTGTTGGGGTTGTGCCCGTGTCGCCGGGAGTTGCCGTCGGGGTCGCGCCCCGTTCACGGCTGGCTTCGCCCTCGCTCGTCTGGCCTGACGCGGCCCGGAGCTCGGAGTCGATGGATTTGATTGCGGTGATGGTCGCGTCGGCATTTGCCGGAATCGTCACCAAAGAGAGTTCAAGCACTTCGCTCTTGATGAAACGCCAGCCGCCGTCTTTCATGACCGCGTGCTCAAGCGAACGGAAGCCGATGCTCACCGCCCGCACCAGGCCGGCTTTCACCGACTGCCACGCCTCATCTACACGATCCTTGAGCTTGCCCGGTTCATCAATGGATGCGACCTGCGCCTCGAACGTGATGCCGTCCTTGGTGGGCTTGTCGAATTTGACCGTGCCAACCGGCTGGCTATGGTTGTGCTGCCAGAGCAAAGGCATGGGGTTCTTGAACGAGACGCCCAGCGGCTCGACCACGTCCCCCATGCGATCAGGCGAAGGCGTCGTCGCGATGCCGCGAATGACGCGCGCATCCTCGTCGACGCTGCGCACCTGCAGCACCGAATAGGCTCTGTTCATGTGTCTGATTTCCTTACCGCTAGCGGCTAGATGAAGAAAAGTTGGTGGGTCGGCTTGCTGGCATCCACTGGCCCATCGATCGCCGCCCCTACTGCCATCGCCAGCGCCACCGCGGCGTCTATGCGCACTGACGCCTTGGTTTTGACGAACCACCGATTGTCCTGCGCGTCACGGTCGAACGTGGCGCCCATCAGCGCCGTCATCAGCACCGGACTGCGGCGTAGCCGAATACGACCGTCGATGATCATGTCCTCAAGCGCGGACACCGACCCCGGCATCCACAAACCTTGAGGCGGCGGGAGGCCGGCAGCCTTTGCGGCCTCGACTTTTTCAGGCTCGGGCTTGGCCCTGACCTTACCGCCCTGCGGATGAGCGACGTGCGGCACCGTTATGCCAAGCGCCTCGACCTCTTCACGGAACTTGTCGTAGGCGTAGCGGTCATATGCGATGCCTTGGATGCGGTATTGATCGTCCAATTGCTGGACGCGCGCCGCAACGAAGTCATAGCGGATACGCTGTCCGGCTGGGGCATTAAGCCAACCGTCCTTGACCCAAACGTCATATGGCGCCTTGTCGGCCGTGGCCCGTGCTTGCAATGTGTCGCCGGGGGTCCAAGCCTCGACCCAAGCGTCAAAGGTCGGAAGGTCCACCACAGAGCCGTCTTCCCGCTCCATTGCCATCGTGCCGGTCGGCACTACTGCGGCAAGAACTGTCATGTCGCGTGAGGCGGAAAGGTCGATACCGAGATAAACAGGCTGCTCAGCCATGTCCACTGGGTCAAAGTCGTCCATGACGCTTTCGACCGTTTCGCGAGGCATCCACGCCTTGTCGGCGTCCGTCCAGCAGCAAAAATGCAAACGCAGAATGCCGTTTAGCTTACCAGGCATCTGCCTAGCCTGGTTGACAACGCCAGCCAGATATTCTTCCGTCAGGATTGTGCCGAGAAGCGGATTGGCCTTCTTCCAGCAAGTCGGATCCTCAAGTGGATCATCGCCCTTATCGAGCGCGCACACCCACGAGAATGTCGTATCGTCGATGACTTCACCCACATAGGTGAAATCCTCATCTGGCGTCAGCGTGCCAGCAGCCACCTTGACTGCGTGCTCATGCTCTTCCCAGCAGATGCTGTTCCTATCCGAACCAGAGTTCGTGATCATCAGCAACAGCGGCTGGCGACGAAACTTGAAGCCGCGCTCCAGCATTTCCATCGTCGAGCGATCAGGGTGTTCGTGTACCTCGTCGCAGAGCGCGAAATGAGGCCGAGGCCCCGACCCCGACTTACCGCTATCTTTTGAGATCGGACGGAAGAACGACTGCGACTTGTGATGCGCGATATTGAACTCGCGCCCCATGCCGCCACTGAACTTCAGCCGCTCATTGAGCGCCGGGGCAGCCCTCACCATCTTGCAGGCGTCCTGAAAGAGGATGCCGGCCTGCTCTTTCTTCGCGGCAGCCGCATAAATCTGCGCGCCCGCCTCCTTATCGGCAGTCAGGCCATATAGTCCGACACCACCAGCAAATGGCGACTTGCCGTTGCCTTTGCCCTCCTCGATATAGGCGCGACGAAACCGGCGCGAACCGTCCGCCCGCATCCATCCAAAGAGCGACCCGAGCTTGAACGCCTGAGATGGATGCAGTTTGAACGGACGTCCTTCAAACTGGCCCTCGCTGAGCTTCAGTCGCTCCTCGAAGAACCTGAAGACGCGCGTGGCCGCCTCATCGTCAAAATACAGGCCGCGTTCATGGCCGGTATCGAGATCATCAAAATGGCGTCGGCAGGCGTTCCGCACGTGCGGCCCGGCAACTTCCTCGCCGTTTACAACGGCCCTGGCGTAATCGCTGACGCGCTTGAGCGCCGGCCCCTCGACCGACGCCGAAGCGTTAGTCGAGGAGGTCGTCTTTTTCCTCACCGGCATCTGGCACCGTAATCTTGCTGGCATCCGACGGCGTGGCGCCCATCTGCCCGAGCATCTGGCGCAGCAGGTTCATCGCCTGCACGCCAACCTCCTGCCCGGCCATGATGCGGCCCTGAATGTTCGCCGCCATGCCGACAAGCATGCGGTGCGACTCCGTCAGCCATGGAATTTCATGTTCAAACAGCAGCCAGGCAGACTTCGCCTTGTTCTCTGCTGTGTCCTTCAGCCAGATGGGCGGCTTGCCTAGAGGGCCTTTCGCTTCTGGCTCGGCGCGGCCTTTGAACCGCTGTGGATTCTTCTTGTCGCTGGCCTCGACAGCCGCTTTGGCTCGAGGCGTTCTCGGCCTCGCCATGGCATGCTCTCCTGAATCGAGGGGTCATATTTTGAATTGTGGATGCGTGCGTTCTTGACCCGCGCCGGTCCTGCAGGCGGAAGGTCGTTCAAACCTCGACCACCCGCCCCCACTTATCCGAACAGCAGCGTCTGCCCCATTGGAGTCGCACCCTTTGCGCCATTGCACTTTCGGCACGCACATTGAACGTTATCCAACGTGTGTGATCCGCCTAACGATATCGGCAGGATGTGATCTAGTTCTGGCGCTCGATCGTCGTACGTGCCTCTTAGCCTCTTAGGTGTAGACACGCCGCACAGTTTACAGCGCCATCCATCTCTGTCGAAGACGTAGAACGGATCGATATTGTCATTCGCTACGGATCTCATGCGCGCCTTGCGGCGCCATTTGACTTTTCTCCTATTGTGCTTGGCGGAACACTCATCGGAGCAAAACACCGCGGCGCCACGACCGTACACAACTTCGAAAACCACATCGCACTCAGGGCACCTTCGTGGCGCAGGGTCGACTCCTCTCCGACGCCAGAAGGCTTGCCTTTGGCACCCTATCGAGCAGTACATGGCAGTAATATTGCCACCAACGAAACGTTGCCCGCACTGTACACACAAACATCGCGTTACCCTGAAACGGGCGCCCAGATCCAATGCGGATGACCGAAGATCATTGTCGACAGGCGGAGAACGCCAGACGTTCGACTTTGCTTCGAAGCCGCACTTACGAGAACAAAAGCGGGCAGCGTTGTGGCTGTCCTTGCCGCGGCGGAACACTGTTCCACAGTACTCACATGTTCTCTCTGGCGCGGTCTCTCTTCGCCTCTTTAGTTCCTCAACCAGGTTGCGGCGCGATTTCTCATTCAGCCTCCGGCATTTGGCGCAACAGAACTTCTTGGATGGGTGACCGCTTACGTCTCCGCCGCAGGTTGGGCATTTACGTTCGGAATTATCATTGGCCGCAATCGGCCCGAAAAGCTGGTGTATATCCAAGGTCTCGACTCCTTGTCGACCTCATGAAGGCGGGTGAGCCGAAGCCCACCCGCTAACACACGCAAGAGGTCGAGAATTGCGCATGCCATCAAATCGGCCAACCATCGGCCCCAAACGTCACCACCTTCTGCCCCAACTCCTCGCGCTGCTTCAGACGGCTGTGGCACGAGGCGCAAAGAGCCTGAAGCTCTCCATGCCAGAATAACTCTGGGTCGCCTCGATGTGGGATGACATGGTCTGCCGTGTCCGCCTGGGTGATCTCCTCACGCTCAAGGCATTTGACGCATAGAGGCTGCGCGGCGAACAGATCCTGCCTTCGGCGCTCCCATCTGGCCAGCTTGTACCAGCCCTTCCAGGGGCGTGTGTCTCTGGGCATGGACCACCATGAATCTGGTCAGTGTGGCAGGAATTGAACCTGCGACCCCGTGAGCCCAAGTCACGTGCGCTACCAGGCTGCGCTACACACTGGATAAGCGCACCACGAACGCCCGGTGCCGGGAGGGCGCCGATGGCGCTGAAACAAAAGCGGCCGCTCGACACCGCCAAGCGGTGGAGCAGCCGCACGATCGCCGCGCAGCGAGAGGAGGCGCGCGCAGCAATGGGGAATGAATGTGGGCCGTCGAGAGCGTCTGCCGTGGCATTATCTCAACCTGTGCCGGGCGGCCCTTCCGAGCACGCCAACCTCATGAGTAAGGCAGCCACCGCAGGACCGAGACCGGTCAACGAGGCGATGTCGCGGGTCAGACCCTAGAACTGCCAATGAGGTGGCGAGAGAAACAGTCCGGCCTCAGTGACCGATGTCCCGCACTCGCTGTCGCCCAACGGAATGCCGCGTCCAAGCCGCTAGCATCGAGCCGTGAGTGGGCAATGAAAAGACAAGAGGCGCCGTTGCGACACCGGAGAAAACCGGCCCACTGCCGCGTTGATCCTCTTGTCGAGAGCAAGGAACGGCCAGCGCGCGCCGTAGCTGGAGCGGGCCTTCTCAGTGTGTGCAAAACCAAGCCTTGCCTATTTCGCGAAAACCCATTGGGGCTTCCACCCCTGCAAACGCGGCCATGCGGCTCGCGTCGGCAGGTGGGATAGTTACCCGTCGCTCAGCGGCTGCAACCAGTGCAGCATGTCAACGGGGCGCCCGCAGGCGCGTGGATTTGGGAAGCATTGCTATCCCTTCAATTAGTACGCACCCACGCGCCACGATTTTTATGCGGCTCTCAATTTTTTTCCTCTGTCGATCGAGACCAGGATTTCCGCAAGGTCGATGAGCGCGGCCTTGCCAGCCTCGAGAGCATCCGCCTCACTGAAGCCCAACCGCAGGCCGATCGACTTGAGGTTTCCGCGTGCAGCCACCTCGTCGATGATACCGGCTGCGTCGCTGCCTCGCTCCTCTGGCGCTTCCCACATGACGGCGCCGCTAGACGAGTTTCCCGACGGGCTGGCAACTCCACCAAGGAAGCCAGCGCCATCGGCAACGGCGACCGGACAGAACGTGACAGCGACAGGAAGTTGATCTGCAGGCGTTCCGCCGTCCACATTGAGGCTTTCGAGAAGCGCTCGCCCTGCGGCCACGCCCGGCTGCGGGTCATACATAGGCGGCAGTGCCTGCATACCGGAGAATGCGCGATGGCAGTGCGAAGCGTGCAACGGTGATGGTGTCGTGGCCTTCGTGCCGAGGTAGAGCCACGGCGTCCGTTCCTTGTTTGTCTTCTTCTCGGTGCTGCGTGCGCGATCCGTCGGCTTGAGCTTCTTGCCTTTCTTCGTCACGCCCCACTCGGTCAGACGGCCATGAAGGAATTTCAGGCTACCGATCTCTACGCGGTCCTTGCCGTGATATGTCGATGGCAGGAGATTGCCGTCCTTGTCGTGCACTGCCTTCACTAGCTCGCCTATTGTCGGGCGGATCTCCTGTCGCGTCGGCTCCACGTCAACGAACCAGTTGGCGGGAGGGCGAGGAAGGGCGGCAGCAAGCGCAGGAGCAAGATCTGGATGGTTGTCGTACAGCCAGCGCAGGGCTGGGAGCGTGCCGCGGTAGCGCGGGTTCTGTGGCTTGTTGTCGTTCGCTGCCTTCGGCGGCTTCGGTGGTGTAGACAGGGCGGCGCTTAGCTGCTCCGCCAGTGATCCTCGTCTGCTCAAGCAAGCCTCCTCTTTCCGGTAGCGCACGGTTGGTTTCCGCACGGTCTAAAGTTAGTACATTTTTACAATTTTGTCAAGATGCCGCATTGTCGTTATCAGCCAGCCAGCCGCGCACAAGCGCCACGGCCTTGATGGCGGCCTCTTCGGTGGTGGTGAACCGCAGCACCTCGACGTGGTGCCCGAGTCGCGCTAGTGCGGCGTGCCGCTCGACCTGGGCGGGCGACAGGCGACCATTGCCGACCTTGTTTTCGATCATGCGCAGTCGGCCGCCAGCAAGGTACACGCGCACGTCGGCCTCGCCTGGCGTCATGCCGGCCGCAATCGCCTCCTGCTGGGCACGCGGCCCGCGCTTGGCTGAATTCTGGTCGCCAGCAAGGAGGAACAGCTTGCCGTACTCAGGAAGGGTGCGCAGGGCGCGCACCTGTGCCGCCTGCCCTTCCCACTCCTTCGGCGGTGCCTGCTTGATCGTAACCTTGCCGCCACGAGTGACGATGCGGACACGCTTGCCGTCGATGCGCGTGGTTTGTGTTTGGCTGGTCGTCTCTGCGCTTGTTTTTGCTTTCTTCATTTTTTCTCCGTCAGCACCCAGACAACACACCCCTTTCTAAAGAAAGGGGGTGTATGTATGGGGTAGGATGCTCGGGTTGATGTATGTATTGTCTGGTAGATGTATGGGTGTATGGCTTATGTGGCCCAAACCCATATTCCGACCTCCGACACCTTGCCGGATTTCATGAGGGCCTTCTTTACTCTCACGAACGTTGCTTGCTTGGTTGGCTGCAAAACATCGGAGCCGAGCGAATCGTAGAATGCCTGTCGCCACGCATCCTCGGGAACAATTTTCCCGGCTTCAGGCATCCCAGACGTGCCGGGCGAATCCTCTCCGTCCTCCATCATGTCTAGCAGTATCGCGAGGGCTCTATCTCGGTGCGTCTTCGCCTCCGCAAGCGCCTCTCCTGGGCTACCTCCGTCCGCCTTCACCACCACAGGCGCAGTGGTTGGCTCTCCTTCCTCGTTGTGGCCGATCGTGACGGATTGCATGGTGAAGGCCAGCACCTCGCCCTCCTCGCCGTCGTTCGTTCCGTCACACACGAGCTTGTGCCGGCTCCCATCCTTCTTGACCATGAAGCTGGCATCCACCGCACCGTCGAGATCGATCGCGCCCTTGCCTCGCTCGCCGCTCCAGGCGCTGTGGTGGATCGCCGTGACGTGCGCGCCGGTCTCCGTGATGATAAGGTCGCACGACCTGACAAAGCGCACCATGTCCTTGCTGGCGTTCTGGTCGCCAGCACCAAAGACGCGGGTCAGGGTATCTATGATGACCCAGACACATTTGTGCCCTGTGATGGTCTCAGCCTCTCGGATGACTCCAATTATCGCCTCCGCATCCTTTTCGTCGCGCGTGAAGTCCAGCATCCCGCCAACCACCAGCAAGGGAACGTCGTGCACGTCATGGTGTTTGCGGAAGGCCATCATGCGGCGCTCGGTCAACTTCTTGCGCTCGGCTGCCACATAGACCACCAGGCCCTGCCTGACGGGCAGCCCGTGCCAATCCATGCCAGCGGCAATGTGGCAGGCAAGGTCCGTCGTCACGACACTCTTACCTGTGCCAGGCAGTCCGGATATTGTCGTGAATTCCCCGACCCCAAGCCAGTTCTTGAGGATGGTCTCTTTCGGCTTGCCTTCCTCGATCTCGTCGAACCACGTCAGTTCGAACCGTTCGCGCTTCTTCGGCTGTGCAGGTGGCTGTGCTGCTGGCGTGGTGTCCTGCGCTGTTTCCGACACGGAGTTGTTGCTGGTTGTGGCCGTCTTGGCCTTCGCCTTGTCGACCAGCGCCTTGATCGACTCCGGGTCTATCGGTGCGGTGTTGTCGTTATCGTGCTCACGCTCAGGGATCTGCCTCGGCGAACTTGCCGTCTTATCGAGGCCACGCCGTATCTTGTCCCAGCACTTCCGCTCCCCGTCTGTCCCGACGAGGCCGTTGGATACCGCGGCGTCAAACAATCCCGCTTCCGCCTCTGATCGCGAGATGAGACGGGCGGCCACGAGCTCGCCGATCGAACACGCGCTCGCGAACAGTTGCTGCCCGCGCTGACCTTTCGGCGCCCCGGACAGCTTGTCCATCTCCATCTCGAAAGCGCGCGAGGCATACCGCTCCGCTCCCGTGTTCGTCTCCGGCTGATAGGTGTATTCGCGCTTCGTTGTGGTGACAGGTTCCGGCGTTTTCGGAAGGACCAACTCAAGGAGCCAAGCTGGCGCCTCAGCGAAGTCAGGCATATCTGGGCCCTGATGGTCTATCCACTCGTAGCGCCGGCCGTCGGACATGACGCTGCCGGGCGCCAGGATATAGCCGCCGTCCCCGCGGGTGTCCACGCCCGGACCAAGGGCTGCACGGTTTCGCACACCAGGATGATGTGCGAAGAAGATGTGCGTGCCGCCGTTCGCCGTGCTTGCTCTGGCGGTTTCGGGCAACTTGCCGTGCTTCTCCTCCATCGCGGCAAGCCACAGATGCCCGTCTCGGTCGCCGTGCCTGTCCAGGTCCAGAACCCATCCGCCAAGTTTCTCGCCAGTGGGCACTCCAATGGCCGCCGTGGGATGGCGATCGCCGAACCATATGTCGATGATACGACGTGACGTCGTCGCGTCCTTAAGGCCGTGCGTCGTCAGCGGCGTCTTCTCGTCGAAGTCGACGATCTCGCCAGTCGTGTAGTCAATTCCCTCCCCGCCTCGTTCGCGACATGGGAAAACGGCTATGCCCGCTGCGATATACGAGCGGGCAACGTCCAGGGGCGTCATTTCAAATGACGGTAGCTTGAAGTTCAGTTTTGCCATTGGGTGGCCGGCCTCCCGTCGATGTGCGAATTGATGAACTGGATCGCGTCTGTCGGGCATATCGCGAACCACTCGCCGTTGCGGCGGTGTGGGTGAAAATGCAGATGCGCGGCCTGCTCGACCGCGCGCGCCTCTGGAGAATGCCTTGTGAACTCGAGGCGCAAGTTGTGCGGGCTCGCTGTCGATAGCTGCTTGAGGCGCTTCTCCGGCGAGTTGGCTATGCCGACCTTGCAGAGGGGGTTAGGGCCAAGTGTGGATATGACGTAGACATATCTGTCGCCCGGCCTAGCCGTCGTTGGCATCCCGATCTTGCCGTCACCTTCAGCCTCGATTTCGATCTGTCGCCATGCGGCAGGATGTATTTCGCAGCCTATGAACTCAGTGGCGTCCTGGATGTTTGGTAGGTCCATCGACATTACCGCCGTGCGATATGCCTTCACGCCTGCTCGCTCAATGGCCTTGTCGCGGTGCTGCAGGAACATTTCGACGGATCTTCCGCACTCCGTCCTTAGCCGCAAGAGGCTACCCAGGACGCCAATACGTTCGAGATAGGCCTCCGAGATTATGCATTTTTCCATCACAATCCTCTCGCCGCGGCGTAAGACAGGGCTGTTTTGAGTGGGGTCATGCTGCACTCCAAAAAAAGTTCTTGCTAATTAGGACCAATGGCCCTATAGATAATTCACCAACACCACAGAGGAGACTTACATGAGCCCCGAAATTGCCGCCCTTATTGCCCGCCGCCTCGCTGCTACGAAGCAGTTCGAAGTCGTCACTCTCTTCGCAGACGGCACCAGCCGGAAGTTTGAGACCGAGACGCGCGGTCAGGCGGAAAACTATGCCGTCGGAGAGAAGCGCAAGGTCGGCAAAGTGCTGAAGAACCGCGACACTGGCGCCGAGGTTCGCGTCATTGATGTCTATGTGGCTGCGCTCTAAGGAACGACACCAATGATCAACATCCCCGGCCCCCGCAAAGAACGCAGCAACGACGACGCTCGTCGCGGCATCCCGATGTCTGCGCCCGAAGTGCGTTGGGTCATCGACCAGCTTGAAGCACAGAACCCCAACAAGAACGCACGCAGACGGTTGGCGGAACTTGCGCTCGACCGCCCGAACATCACGCCCGAAGGCAAGGACGTCTACCGCGAGTATCTGGCGCTGTTGAAATGACGGCTGCTGATTTGGAATCCCGTTGCACGGCGCTCTTCGGCCCTCACTGGCAAACGGCTTTCGCGCGCCACAGTGGTGTGGACGCGCGAACCGTCCGTCGATGGAAGGCCGGCGATCGCGAAATACCGACATGGGTTCCAGTGCTGCTTCACGCATGGGAACGGCTGCGGGCTGCGGGGTTGGATTGGTGATTGTCGTTCGCTGCATCCAACTCGGCCGCGATCTCTTCCACCATCTGGATCCTCCTGCCGATCCACCGCACCGAGTTGACTGGCCAGCTATTGCCGAGGCCCTTGTACATTGGCCCATCTGCCAGCGGCTTGCCGTTATGGATCACCTGCGAAAGGTAATCGTCGGGGAAGCCTTGAAGTCTGGCGCATTCGACGGGAGTGAGGCGGCGGACGGCCCAGTCAGACTGCACCGCCTGCACTTCCGCTCGAGCCTCCAGCGTATAAGCAACGTCTGCCTGAACACCTACACCGTCGGGACCGCTTGCTGGATTTGCACGCAGCGCGCCAGCCTGGATGGCGTGAACCAGGACATCGCCACCCCGCGCGGATGGCGCTCCACCTTGTGTCGTTACGGCTTGTGCATACTGTGCCTCTCTGGCGTTGTAGTCCTTATTCGAGTTGGAAGGCGTGATGTTGTAGCCGACTGGCGCCAACACATGCGGCTTGTCCCCGCCGCCTTGGCTGGCACGCAGCGCATGGGCAACATCGTCGCCCATCTCGATTGTGCCGCCATCTTCACGACCGCGAATGGCAACGGATACAGGTACAATCGGCGTACCCCTACCCGTCCCATCCTCAGACGCATCGAAGCCCTCACCTTTCAGTGTGTGCGCGACAAGCAAACCTTCACGGCTCTCGTTGTCGCCGTAGGGGTTGCGAGTGATTGCCGGCGCAATTGTGCTCGCGACAAGGCCAGCGGCTTCCGGGAAGCCGCTGTGTGCATCTCCGTTGCTGGTTAGGGTGTCGGCGACCGGCCCAGCAACAAACGTTTCCACCTCGAAATCGATGCGCTGCCCCTTAGCGGTCAGGCAGGCAGCAACGTCGATGCTGCCTGCCGTGTTGCCTCCACCGAAGGCTTGCGCCGGAACCAACCCACCATCTAGTTCGAAGTCGGTTCCAAGTCCGCCACCGCCTTGAGTGCGCGCGCTAAGAGTTGGGGCAGGCTTTTGCCCCGCTTTACGGCTCGGCGCAGGATTCCCAGACATGCTTTCGGGCTCAAGTAGTACCGCTGCGGCACGTCGCCAGTCTCCAAGATATCCGACAACGAACACACGCCGTCGTCGCTGAGGGACTGCTCGTTCAAAGCCGTCCACTCGGACGTACTGAGCGTCAATAACCCGGTAGGCAACACCATACCCGAGTTCTGAAAGTCCGGCCAGGAAGCAGGAGAAAGCATGGCTTTCGTCTGCTTCGTATTCGTCAGAGACCACGACCTCTTCCCCGTCTCCGGGTCCGTCACCGCCATCCAGCTCGATTTCCGGCGGACGCGGATCGGGAGAGACGTGGGTAGCGCTGGAAAGGATGCCGGGGACGTTCTCGAAGAGAACCCACTCGGGGCGATACTTGTCAACGATTGCAAGGAATGTGAGTGAGAGGTTCCCTCGAGGGTCATTAAGGCCTTCGCGAAGTCCCGCGACCGAAAACGCCTGACAGGGAGTTCCGCCGCAAACAAGGTCAATTGGTTCGCTTCCGTCTTTGCCATAGTCGGGCCACTCCTTGAATTTCGTCATGTCGCCGTGGTTTGGAACATCGGGATAGTGATGCGCAAGCACTGAGCAAGGCGCGGGTTCGATCTCGCTGAAGGCAACGGCCTTCCAGCCAAGCGGCTTGAAAGCTACGCTGGCGGCCTCGATGCCTGAGCAAATCGAGATGAAGCGCTTGCCTTGGCGGTTGTCATTATCGTGATGCATGTCGCCTGCTCCTCTCCATCGCTCCGGCGAGCGAGTTGTCCGGCTCATTTTCCTGTTCTGCCCACTTGCGACAGTTGTGTCGGTGCCATTGGTCAACCGCAATCAGGCCGGCTATTCCGGCTGCTAGGATGATCCAGTCCATCAAAACGGCGCCTCCTCCCTCAACAACCGCCGCAACGTGTCCCCGAACGCCATGACGATGCGCTTGCAGAGCATCTTGGCGTCGAGCTCATCGAAGTGGTTCAGGTCGGAAATCCCGCGCTCGTCGATGATGGCGCCAAGTTCCTCGAGACACCCATCAAGGGCCTTGAGTTCGTACAGATCGAACCGCCGCATGTCGCGGACGGCCTCGATCAGGGCGGCGCATTCTATGCAGAGATAGCCGGGATCACGCTGGGCGTGGTCGCGGTGGGCTGGCGTGCCACCCCCCACGCCGAACGCCCGCATCGAGCAGACGCGGCAGACGGTCGGGTTGCCGTGTTCGTCTTCCGTCGGACTGATCGGCAGTATGGGCTTGCCTAAAGGAAGGGGCGTCATGCTGCCACCGCCGAAAATAGATCGTTGTCATTTGCGGCGAGCTGTTGCGGGGCAACCGCTGGCCGCTCCATGGGTTGCGGTTCCGACACCGCTTCCGGGAAGTCGACACAAACGATCTCGCAGAGCGGCGAGACGCCCTTCCATTCATTCTGGTAGAAGGCGGTATCAATGCCGCAGCCAGCATCGAAGTGAAGGCCGGTCAATTCCTGGAACTTCACGGCCTTGCCATCTTTCTGGCGCTCGTAGTGCTGCTTGCCGCTATAGTTGAACCCGGCCGACATCTGCGGCACGATGAAGGCGCCCTCGTCCGCCAGGTGCGCAGCTATGTCGATGACGTGGAACTCGAACTCGGCGCCTGTGTAGCGTGGACTGTTGCGCGCGCGCTTGATCTTGCCAAACGGCGGGTTGCTGATGGCGATGTCGAACCTGCCAAGATCCATGTCGAGCACGTCCAGCACGTCGGCGAGGATCCACTCAGCCTCCGGCAGTATCTTCTGCCCAACGGCGAGATAGTCTGGGTTCCTCTCGACGCAGGTGATGCGGGCCTTATGGTGGCTTCGGTGCCAGCAAGCATAGGACAGCATGCCGATACCAGCGCACAGGTCGATGATGCGCCCGCCGTAACCGCCCTGCCCGATTGCGTCGATCGTGAAGCAGAAGGCCATGTCATATGGCGTGAAGAATGCCCCGGCCGCCCCGTTGATGTGGTTGGCGCCCTCGTTCCAGTTCTTCAGAACGAAGTCCTTGTCCTCTTCGGTCAGCACCGGCTTGGTGAGCAGGTCGCACGCCTGCGCGTGGGCCTTCGCCTGAGCTTTGGTGAGTTTAGCCATTATGCAACCCTCTCGAACAGGTCGGCACTGTTATCGTTCGCCGCATCGAACTTCCCCGTCTGATTGCCCCAGCAATCCCATCCGGGCTTACTTTCTCGGCTGAACATCTCGAGACGGTCGGCATTCGGAAACATACGTTCCAAGTTCAAATGCATCTCATCCGGCTTGCGGCTATGCTCGCGCGTTGGTGCTACGATGAGGTTGCGCACGTTCTTGACCTCCGATTTCGGATTCCCTCGCGTGCCGACTAGGAAGAACTCGGCGGAACATCTCAGCAGATAGCCAGTGCCGAAGGCCCATTTGCTACCCGTCGACGATTGCTTCGCCCAAGCGCCGGCGGTCTTGTATTTGAATCCCCACGCGGCCAGCACGTCGAGCGCCTGGTCCAGCATAGGCTGGACGGCCCACATCATCATGAGGCAGTCGGGCTTAGCCAAGTCTGAAACGGGCAAAGCCTTGATGGCGTCCAGCGTCATCAAGGGGTAATGTTTGCTCGCGGATTTCTGTTGGTTCTCTTCGTTCCATGTCCGGAATCGCCACGGCGGATCCGACAGGATCACGTCATAGCGCTTTCCGCCAAGTTCGGCGAACGGGTTCATTTCTTCTCCTCTTGTGTGGTCCCCGCACGTTGGTAGCGTGCGGGGTGATGTTAGTGGGCGATGGCCGCCCGGCGTATCTGCACGGCTGATAGCCGCAGCCCGGCAGCGGATGCGCCGTGGTGGATGGCTGCCTGGGCGGCGCGGTCGCGGATGTCCTTGGCCAGCCTGGGTTCGTCGTTCGCGATATCACGGCACGCCGCTGCCTGTTTGTCGTGCCACTGGGCGGCGAGATTGTAGGCGGTGGCGAGGTCGTGGGGTGTGGCGTCTGTCATGCCGCTGCCGGAACCGCCATCCACGCGATGGGATTGGCAGCCTCCTCGAATTCACTGCCGTAGCGAAACCACCAGTCTGGCCACGAAATGGTCTTCTGGGCCCACTCATCATAGTCGCTGTCGCCGCCGCCCCAGACCAGAACGTGCGGGCCGTCCTGCACGCGTCCCAAACCTTCTGCGCTACATCCGTAATCTGTGAGGCGCCCGGTGGCTTCATCGTGATATGGGTCGGCGTCGTGTCGGCAGAGACCGAGAATCGGACGGTCCTTTGGCGCAGACGACATGTCGTAGTTCCATGTGGAGAGGCTTCTCAGTAGTTCCGCTTCCTCTCGCATGGTGATCATATCGTCCCTTATAGTCTCCGCGTATTGCTCAAGCTCCTCAAACTCTCTGCGGCTTGGTGTGCCGCCGCCTTGTTGCTCGGCAACAATCGGGCGGGTTTCGCAGTACGGGCACGGGCCACCAGCGCCGCCGTAGCAACGATCATGCGCATTCACGCATTTTGCATCATCGCCCATCACGCCGCCACCTTCCGCTCCACCACCCGGAACCCCGGCACCTGCCGCAAACCACCACGCACGCATTCGTCAGCATTCCGCTGCGCCACGGCCAGCACCTCATCCTTGGCGCGCGCCCACAGCCAGTCCATAGCGGCCTCCTCGTCGACCAGAACAGCCTCCCAAACAGTCCTAAGCCCCAGTCCAGTCGTCGCCGCTTTCTCGCTGCGGCGCGCCGTCTTCTCCAGCGCCTTGGCGTCGGCCAGCAACTCCTCTGCGGCTTCCCGCTCGGCAAGATTGCCGGCGCTGGCCTGCATAGCTTCCTGTGCGGCAAGGCGGGCGGCCTCTGCCTCTGCGGCAATGCGCGCCGCCTCTGCCGCTTTTTCTGCGGCAACCTTCTGGCGCCAGGGGGTTAGGAGCGCGTCGAGAGCCGACTTGGCCATGTCGACGCGGCCCTTCTTCGGCTGGACGTAGGGATTGTATTTGTCCTGCACGGCCTTGGCCGCGTCATCGTGAGGTTTCTTCTCCTCGACGCGCAAAACATCAGCCTTCTTGCCGGCCTCGTGGATGCCCTCGCGCAGTGCGGTGATGGCGTCGGCCATTTCCTGACTGGTGATCGGCTCGCCATCCGCCCAGTTCTTGGCCTCGTCGTACAGGTCGTCGATCTCCTGGAACAGGAGAAGTTCGGGTGGCTGGTTGTCCTGTGGGGTGATGAGGCGGGTGGCCACGGGGTCGAAGTCTGTCATACCCTGCCCTCCGCTTCGGCGCGGGCTCGCGACAGCCTGTTCTGCTCAGCGATGAACGCGTCTATTTCATCGTCATAATCTCGATCGGAAATGGCGCCGCTTTCGCGCGCACGGTCAAGATTGCGCAGTTCCTCAGGCTCTTCCTGTCTTCTCGTCATCATTCGTCTCCTCTTGGTATGGTGGTCGCGCTTGGTGGGCGCTCAGGCTGCGGCTTGCCGCCAAACAGCATTAAGTTCCTTCATGGTGGTTCCGAAGTCACGGTGTAGAATGCCGATGCCGCCTTCCTCGCGCCAGCAGTCGATATTCCGCTGAAAGTCGTCGATAAGGATATCGCCTGGCGCGTGCATGAATAGTGGCTTGTTCCTCCCGCCCATCACGGGCAAGATCACTGCATCGCTGCAAAGGTTCTTCCTTACCCACGCCCGCTTCTGCCTCGCCACATGAGCGTAATTTGACTTAGGGCATGCCGTCAGGATGATCGGCGAGAGGTGCTTGATCAGCCGGTAAAACTGCGCAGCGCCATCGCACAGAGGCATGTCGAAGAAATATGAGGGGTGGGCATTGATGGTGGCCCACATCGCGTCATCCGCCATGTCGCGATGGTCCAGCCCGAACGTCTGCGGGAAATGCGCGTCAAAATCGGCCATTACGCCGTCAATGTCCAGGTAGACCCTCGTCATCATTAGTCTCCTCTAAGCGCTATAGTCGGTTGGTACACGCAACCTAATGCATTTTTACAATTTTGTCAAGTTGGCGTCAGAATGGAATCGCGTCATCCATGGCTGCGGCTAGCTTCTTTGTCGCATTGTCATTCGCAGCCGCAGGCAGATTGTCGTTGGCGACGACATGCGAAACCACATCCCAGTACTTATCTCTCGGCTTGACCATGATCTCGGCTGTGTCCCGCAACTCGCCCTGCCTCTCTAGCCACTCCATCACCGTCTTCGGCATGGGGCGTAGCCCGCCGTGCTGTATCCACCACCGATCGGCCTTGCTCTTTGCGAATCCCGTGTGCTGCGGGCACAGCCATTCATTCACCTGCGACATGCCGACGGTGTAGACGACCTTCACGCTGTCTGGCTTGCCGCCCTTTCCTTCGTGGTGCCAGAAAGTCCTTTTCTTGACAGCCCTGCCCTCAGCGGGCGCGTTCGACAGCACCGGGGCGTCTGCAGCCTCGGCCGTGATCTTCACGTTGTCGCTCGGCGGGAAGACGTAACCGCAGCAGTGGCAGGTCTTGGCAGATGCATGGATTAGCTCGCCGCACCCCCACGCGCCGTTGATGTCCTGCACGGCGCCAGGCGTCTCTTCGGTCGGGCAAGTCTTACGGGGCGGCTCCCCTTCACCGCTGCCAGGTGCCTTCGGCCTGATCTGGTCGATAGGTCCGTGGTAGGCTAAATTCTTTCCGTGATCGGCAATGAGGCATTCCGTCTTGCCGGGCGAATTGCGCGTTCCCCTTCCCAAAATCTGCACCAGCTTGCCGGCCGACTTGGTCGACAGAATCAAGCTGATGAAATCCACGAACGGGAAATTGGTGCCAGTCGTGATCATCGAGACCGACGAAATAGCCCAGTATTTTCCGGAGCGAAAGCCCTCGAAAATCTCCTTCGTCTGATGCGCGTTGTCGCTGGTCAGAACCGCACATGTGCGGCCGTGCCGGCGGATGGCCTGCGCGACGTGGTTGGCGTTGTCCTTGCTGGTGCTGAAGAACAGCCCCGCGCGCCTGCCGGCGGAAATAGCCATGTCTTCGGCGACAGCCGCCTCGATGATGCGCTCTGCCGCCGCAGAAATCTGCCCAGGAATGTACTCTCCGCCGCGCGTGCCGACGCCCTTGAGGTCGATCTTCGCCGCGGTGCGCGCGCTTGTGAGGCGGGTCAGGAACCCCTTTTCGATAAGCTCACCGATGCCGATCTCGTACACGACATCGTCGAACAGCTTGAACTTGACCGGGTTGCCGTCGTCGTCAACCGCGTCGTCGTCGTCGAGTTCGTCGGTCAGGCGGCCGCAATCCATGCGATAGTCGGTCGCTGTCGTGCCGCATGTCCGGCTGTCCGGATTGGCCTCACGCACCGCCTTGAAGAACTTGCCATACTGGGTGTTGGCGTTCCGACTGATGGCGTGCGCCTCGTCGACAATAACCAGGTCGATCGGGCCAAGCTGCTCAACCTTGTTCCAAACCGACTGGATGCCGCAGAATAGAATCTGCGCGTGAGCGTCGCGTCTGTTCAGGCCAGCGGAATAGATACCGGCCGGAGCGAACGGGCTGAGTTTGATAAACTCCTCAAAATTCTGGCCGACCAGACTGGCGGAGTGCGTGACGTTGAGAATCCTCATGTCCGGATAGTCGGCCAGCAGTTCCTCAATTAATTTAGCAATAACTAATGCTTTGCCCGCACCTGTCGGAAGCACGATCAGACCGTTGCCGCCGTCGTTGCGCCAATACTCGTAGAGGGCGTCGAGGCTTTGGCGTTGATAATAGCGGAGATCAAGCACGGGGGGCCTCCTCGAACGGCACGCCAGCAGCAATCAGCCGTCGGCGCATGTCGGCCGTGCCCGCGCCACCGGGAAACACCAGCCCGTAGTCAGGGCGGCCCTCATCGATCATCTGCTGGTTGCGACGCGGTCCGGCATTGGCGTCATAGAGCTTGCCGTCACGACGGCGGCGCACCATGGCCTCTGGATGGTCGATATCATCCCATGGCGCAGGATAAAGCTCCACGGTGATGCCGCGACGAACCGCCCATACACGCGCGCGCTTATCAAGGCCGTCCGCCTCGCCCTCAATCAGGACGCTGATGGGGTGGCGGGCATGAAGGTCGTCGAGCGCCGCGAATGCGCGCTCCGTGTCGCTGTAGTCGCGACCGCCGGTCACTACTAGCCGCATCGCTTCTTCCCCTCCTCCCGCGCAAACGCCTGCGCCAGCCGGATGGCGTCTTCGCGCACCACGATCCAGCCGGCATCGCGCAAGGCGGCCAGTTGCTCTGGCCCGATGATGTCGCGCGGGTGCTTCATGCTGCCGCCCTCAGTTGGGTGCGGGCCACCTTGAGGCGCTGGCAGACGCGCGGGCCAGTCACACCAACCATCTTGCCGACAGCGACCTGGCTGTGCCCGAGAGCGGCTAGGATTACCTCCCGCCCACCTTCCTTCAGACCGGCGACGTTCCGCAGCGTGCAGTAGACCTCGGCGGCATGCTCCTGGTGCGCTTCCTCTGCTATTTCTATTTCTTCAATGTCGACATGGCTGTATCTTGTTGCGACGCGACGGTTCCAATGCGCCTTCGAACGAATGGTCAGCTTGCACCAGCGTACAAAATTTCCCTCTTCGCGGTACGATCTCCAGTTGGTCAGAACCGACTCGATGGCATCACTAAGTGCGTCTTCTGCTTCGCTTTTGGTGCGCGTTATGTGCCGAGCGTAGCGTCGCAGTTCCGGCATGGCGGCATGCAGTTGCGCATCAAACTCCGCTGGTCGGTTGGTGTTGGTCATTCTCGTCTCCTCTTGTGGTCAGGCAGCCTTGGTGGGGCTGCTGTTGATTGCGGCTGTTGGTCAGCGCGTTTGGTCTGCCTGCGCCCCGTCACGCCACAGCGTGCCGTCGGGCATGCGGTATTCGACCCATTCCTCTTCCTCGCTGCAGTCGACTTGTTCTCCCGGAACGAGCGCCGGAATATGCAGATGAGCGGGGCAGCCTTCCTTCTGCTCATCGAAGGACAGTGGCTTGCCCCAGCGTCCGCATGACCAGTGGCCGTCGCCGCCCATCTCGGGCGTGCTGTAGAGGCAGGAGCGGCACGTCACGCGCGGCCATACCTCGCCCCAGCAGACGGCGGCCTGCCGGCAGAACATGCCGCGGAAGTCGTCGCGCTTACTGCAAAGGCGCGTTGGCGGCTCATTCGAGGCAATGATGCGCTCCAAACGTGCCAACAGCCGAAGGCAATATTCAGCATCGTACTCGATGCGCTCCGAATAGCGCTCATCCGTGTTCTTGTTCACGACGAGGTAGAGGCCGCGCGTCAGGCCGAAGGCGTGCATGCCGAGCTGCACCTGGGCGTAGTGTAGCGGCTTGGCTTCCTTGCAGCCCTGCTTGACGATGGCCTTGAAGTCCTTGTCGTTGGATGACTTGAACTCGCAAAGGTGGACCTTGGCAGGAGCCTCCGGTACGCCTGTAGCGCGTCCATCGATCTTCCCGCGGACATGACCCGACACAAGGCGGATGCGGTCCTGCTGGCCTGTAACCTCACAGCCGATGGCCTCGAGGTCTTCGACCAAGCGGGATTCCCACATGTCGCCAGTGCGGAAGATGCTGATTTTCCGACCGTCCGGGCGCTCGGGATCGGAGCACCAACGAAAGATGTACCATAGCGAGCGATCGCACTCCATGGCGGAGACACCGACGGAGATGCCAAGGCTGTCGTAGTGCTCGTTCGTGGCCTCGTAGGCACGATAGATCGCTGCTACCGTGCCTGTTTGGGGCTTGGGGATTGGGGCCACTATACCGCCCACCCCATAAACCGCTTCATCGTGTCGCCTATGCGAGCGGCAACGCCGCAGTGCTCTACGGTCCGTCCATAGGTGGTCATGTGCTCACCGTGCGGCTCCGGGCTGTCGTGGCAGCGACGGGCGTAGACGACGACCTGGTCATAGCCGTAGTCGTCGGCGATGCGCTTGGCTGCGCTGATCGGGATTGCTGTCATGTCACGCATCGAGCAGCTTCCTTTCGATGTCGTAACAATCGTCGCCGCCAGTGTAGCCACCCGTGTGCGTGATGCGGTGCGTTGTGCCGTCCTGCATAGTGATCACCAAGGCCGCGGATGTGTACAAGCGATCCCAGTGGACGCTGGCAACCAGATCCTTGTTCACGGATAGTTCTCGCGTGAGGCGCGTAAGGGCCATCAGACTGCCTCCTTGTTGGTGATATCTTTGGTCGTGGCATCTCGCCAATGCGTCGTCGTCCACTCGTCGTAGTAACCAGACCCGTTTAGGTCTTTCATGTGGAAGGCGGTGTACTCGACCTGCAGGATAAGCTTGCCGCGCCAGTTGGTGCGGTGGCGTGTTCGTCCGGTGAGAGTCACAGATCCATCTCCTTCGTGAACGGGCAGCGAACGGGATTGGCAGGGTCATCGCTGAAGTTGGTGCAATGGCCCATGCCATACCGCCATACCCACTGCGGTGGGTATTCTCCGGCATGAGCGGCCGCGAGGATTTCGCAGCCATCATTGTTCTCCATGTCCTGCCGGAATGCGGCATCGCGAGAACAATGCTCGCAATACCGGCTTTCAAAGATGCAACCTTCCGTCCCGTTAGACGGACGGAAGGGCTTGCCGTTTGCTGGAGGCCAGATCATGCGATCCTCGCGAAGTCACCACGTATATCATTGGCGGCGACAACGTATGCTTGGTGAGCCTCTTCCGCGGTCGGAAAGCATCCGAGATGAATCAGTTTGTTGTTGACGCGGATTCGTGAAAAGAACCGACCCTGTTTCTTATGGAAACTGACGCCCTTGAAGCCAGTGCCGCTGATCTTCTTATTTAGGGGCTTGTTTGATTGGTTTTGCGACTGAGTTGCCTCGCGAAGATTTGACAACCTGTTGTCAGAACAATCGACATTTACGTGGTCGATCTGATGCTTAGGCCACCTGCCATAAACGTAGAACCAAGCCAGCCGATGAGCATAGAATCGCTCGCCATCGATCATAATGCGGCGATATCCTGCTGTGTCTGCCGATCCTGCCAGGTCGCCGACGTACCCTTTGCCGATCTTTTTCAACCAAGTGAAATTGCCCGTCTCTGGGCAATAATGCAGCACCTCGAAGAGCCGCTCCTGTGTCAACTTTGACATTGTCGTCAACTCCCTAGAATCGGCAGGGCATCAGCACGCCCGTCCATCCGTCCAGCCCACCAGTGACCAGAGCCGGCGAACCGCTGTTTGCCAGAGCAAGCGACACAGGGCCCGCAGGCAGAGTGCCGAAAACCTCTTTCACGTACGCGGCATTGAAGCCGATATCGATCGGCTCGCCGCTGTATTCCACCTCGATCTCGTCGTTCGCGCTACCGGAGTCCGGGTTGCTGACATGAAGGCCGATCGAACCAGGCGAGATCGTCATCTTGACGGCCCGACCACGCTCCGACGAGACCGTTGCGACGCGGTCGGCCGCCTTCATGATGGAGTCGCGATCGACGGTGACGACCTTGTCGTTGGATCGCGGGATGACGCGTTCATAGTCCGGGAACGTACCGTCGATGAGCTTGCTGGTCAGGACAAGGTCGCCAGACGCGATGCGGATATTGGTGGACGACACCGAGACCGTCACCGTGCCCTTCGGAATCAGGCCGACCGTTTTTCGCGGCACGATGATGCCGTCGAACGCCGGCAGAATGGGTCCAACATGCTTGGCAAGGCGGTGGCCGTCGGTTGCGACAGCAACAGAGCCGCCACCGGGGGCGCCGGGGCTCACGAAGTAGACGCCGCCCAAATAATAGCGCGTCTCCTCCGTCGAGATGGAGAACGCCACGGGCGCAAACAGGGCGGCGAGGTCGATCTCGAACTCGGCGTCGTAGTGGTGGGTGCCAAGATCCGGAAAGTCAGATGACGGCAACGTCTGGAGCGTGAAGCGGCTTCGGCCGGACTTCACGATCAGCCGGTCGCCTTCGAGCAGCATGGTGACGTCGCCGGTCGCTTTCCGCGCAATGTCAGAAAGCAGCTTGGCGTTGACGCAGAGGCTGCCTGCCGCGTTGACGGTGGCCTGTGCGCCCGTTGTGGCGAGGGTATCAAGGTCGGTGGCCATCACAGACAGGCCGTCTCCGGCTGCCGTCAGCATGACGTTGCTGAGAATAGGTATGGTATTTCTCGTCTCGACGACCTTGGACACGGCGCCTACGGCGCGCGCCAGGTCTTCCTTGCGGATTACAAGGTGCATGGTTTTCTCCTCTGTGGTGGTGATTGCCGCATGGTGGTGGCCATGCGGCAGATTGGTTTAGGCAGCCCAGCGAATGCGGGCGGGGTGCTCGTAGCCGACCGGCCAACCGTCACCGTCTTCGCCATCCTCAAAACGACTGGCGTCGAATTCCTCGTCCTTCAGTGCCGCCAGCTTGCGGTGGAGCTCGATTGCACTGCCCGGTTGGGCGTCGTTGTCGTTGGCCACCCAAAGCTCCTTGCCTGAGACATCAACAGTCAGGGCAGCAATGGCCGCGTCGAGCGTGAAATCCTTGCCCTCGGTTCCGAAGACGACCTTTTCGCCATATGCGCCACCAATCTGGTCCTTCAGGTCGTCCCAGCTGTCGATCTTCACCTTGCGGCCCGCCAGAACGATCTTGAGGACGTCGCCCTTGCCGATGGTGTAGCCACGATCCTGGTACTTCAAAACACGGGTCGCTGAAGCCAGCGGGAAGCGCGTGCCAGGATGGAAACGCAGGAACCGCTGCGAGTTGTGTTTGAGGAAGTCGTCATGGAACACGAATTCGCCCGTGTCGAAATCCAGTGCGCCCATGACGACTGTAAAGTCGAACGCATCGAAGATGGCATGAGCCGTCGGGAAGAAATCGAAGTGCATGAACTGGACGGGAGTTCCGCCGTTGTCGCTGAATGTGACGGCACGTTTGCTGGATGCAATACACCACCAGCCCTCATCGTAGGCCGACGCTACTGCAGCTTCGAATGCCTCACGGCTCTTGAAATAGACGTCAACGTCATTGATGGGCTTGCCGGTGAAGATGCTCGTCACCGCTCCGCCGGCTGCGAACGCACCGGGAATCGGAGAGCACTTCTCGGTTATCTTTCTGGCTTCCGCCTTGTAGTCGGTCATTCTTTTCTCCTCTTGTATGGTGGTGGCGGCCAGCTGCGGTAGCAACCGGCCGCCTTGGTGGTTAGCAGGTGACGCGATCCCACCATGGTGCCGTGGGGTCGTTCCGACGGATAAACGACTTCTGCGCCTCACCCATCGTCACTCGCGCCAGCTTCGATTTGATGGCCTTCCACTGTTCGGCGGTGGGCGGCTTGCCACCCATCGCCTCTTCAAAGCCCTCAAGCCACGCCCTGAACTCGGCGACCGTCACTTCTTCGCACCCCACGGTCGGCTTCCCGTGGCAGCGACAGCTGGCTTGCTAGCCTGCTGGCGGTTGTCATTTGCGGCGGATGCGCGGTTGTCGTTGGCGGGGGCAGGACGCGGCTGGACCGCGTCGATTTCGGGCTCGGGCACATTTCCCTCGTCCGGGAAGAAGTACCGCTTGATCTCGGCGCGGGCCGGGTACTGGCCGTCCTTCGACGGCTTGCCGAGGCCGACCTTCACCGTGAAGGTCCTGAAATGCAGGTCCTCGCTGTCCTCGACGCTCTGCACGCCGATGGCGCGGCATAGCGATGCGAACTGGCGCTGTCCGATTTCCTGTGCCTGCGGACTGCTGTTCTCCAGGTTGTAGTTGTTGAACAGCTTGCGCCCCTTGAACTCCTCCGGCGCGACGACGCTGTTGGTGGTCTTCAGGATTGTGCCGCTGCCCGACTTAGGTGTCGTCACTTCCGACGCCTCTACCTCCATCTGGTAGACGCCGTTCGGCAGTTCTTCGTAGTCACCGCGCTGCTCGGTATCGTGGTCGTGCGCGTTGAACGTCGTGTTAAGTCTAGCCATTTTCGTCTCCTGCTGTGGTGGTTAGGCGGTGATGTAGTAGCGCCAACTGCTGGCGCTACTGGTGGTTTCGAAGCGCTCGCGGATGACTGTCTCCAGCCATGCAAGGCGGGTGCCGTATGCGGTCCGGGCCGCTACGGGGAACCATGCGAACCAGTTTTCGCGGTGGAACATGGCGGTTAGCCGAAAAAGCCGCCGGCATAGAGCAGCGATGCCATGATGGCGGTTGCCGCAACCGTCACCAACCAGTTGTAGTTCTCTCGCGGCTGGCCATGCTTGACGGCGCTGATGGCTACGCCAGCAGTCGCCAGCGCGATCAAGGTAACTTGCGGCCAACCCATCACGCCGCCTCCTGCTTGCTGTCCGGCTCGTTGTCATTCGCGACAAAATACTTCGACAGTTCGGCGAACCCCTGCCCCGGCTTGTACGGGATGGTGGCCGGCGCACCGTTCAGGCGGTTCTTTGCGAGGAAGCCTGCGCGCTCGTCGGTGTGAATGACGCGCTCTGAACCGGACATGCCTTCGGGCTTGGCTTCCTTCTTGCCGAAGCCCTTGTCGATCTGCTTCACGGACGTTCGGCGATTCAGGAACAGGAGCGCCTTGCAGTTCTCGATGACGAGATCCAAGGCTCGGGCCTGGAGCTTAGGACGATACCGATCATAGTCATCGACAAGCGGGTCCTTGAACGGCTTGGTCTGGCTGTGCAGGATCTGGATGACGTAGATGCCGGCACGGGATAGTGCGCTAACGGCGTCGTGGTATTCCCGCCACTCCACATCAGCGCCGAGGAATCCCTTGCCGAACGCAGTAGGAGCGCCCTTGTCGTTGCTGTCGATCACGTCCCAGCCGTTGCGGGCGCAAGTGGCGTCCCATACCATCGGCTCGACCTTGTCCAGACTGTCGATGATGACCGTGCGGAACGGGTGCTTCTCAGTGAGAAGATCGCCGAAGGTGTCGAGCAGCCCATTGAACGATGTAATCTCATCGGAGGGCATTTCAACGCCATCCGGCGGCTCTTCCCCGTTCACATAGAGATACAGCGGGTCGGGGAACTCTGCCGCAAGGCTGGTCTTGCCGACGCCTGGAGTGCCGTAAACGGCAAGCACCGGAGCTTTCGGCTTTCGTTTTTGTTCAAGTCTATCGAAAACAGACATGTCGTCTCCTCAGTTGGTAGTGCTGCGGCGGTGGGCCAGCAGCGCGTGGTGGTTAGTCGGCTGTCTGCCGGTCCAGCCAGTCGTAAATCTCAGCCCCGACGAACCAGACGCCGATAGCCGCCCCGCCTACCGCAAAGGCAATCGGGATGAGCGCGTAGGTAAGGCCGATAACGCCGGCACATGCGGCTGCGGTGAGCGCGCGTTTCCAGACTTGCCCGGTGGACGGGATGGCTGTCGCGGGCTCGTGGTCCAGTGGGACGGTGGTGGGCGGCGGATCGCGGTGGTGTTTTGTCACAAAATCCTCCTCTCCCTGCTGCCGGTCGACCAGCAGCAGGTTGGTTGGTGTGGTCGGTGGTGGTTTCGTGGTTAGGCGGCTTCCCGCAGTTCGATGCCGGCCTTGCGCGCCAGCTTGATCAGCTTCTTGAGCTTCTTCTTGCGGACGAGGATTGCCGCATCCAGTTCGGAGAAGTCGCTGGTGAACTTGATGTGCAAGGTGGCGTCTGGCTCCTGCTGCTGAGCGGGCACCAGGTCGAAGTAATCTTGGCCGTAATCGAGGGTTCCGTAGTCATCCACGCCCACGTAGACCCTGTATCCATCTACGCGCTCTACGGTGTAGATTTCGCCGACTTTCAGGATCGCCGTACCCTTGACGGCTTTCACCCGGTCTCCAACCTTGAACTTCGGCTCGCTTGCCGTAATCACCGGCCCGTATTCCTCGGCGATGGTGTCGACCTGTGCGGCGACCGGTGCGGATGGCGTGTCCTGCCATTCGGCGATGAGGTCGTTGCTGGATTCTGCTTCGCTATTCGACCAATTGCCGTCGTTGCAGAACCACTGGAAGCCGTCTGTCCAAGGCTGGCCATCGCCCCAGTCGTCGATCTCCATCGGCCCGACCTTCCGCCCATCGCGTGTCTTGTAGTAGCGGCCCGCCTCGATTTTCAGGGCTGCCGGTTGCGGGGCGGCAACGGGCAGCGGGGCAACGGGCAGCGGTTCGATATGTTGGATGTTGATGAAGGCAATCCCATCGCCGGTATCGACTCGGAAGCGATAATATTCACGGTTGTGGTTGTCGACCGTCACGACCCCTGACTTGAACTTCGTGTCCGGGCCGAAGAACCAGCATTTTCCAGAGCACTCGTCGGTAAACCGCACCCGCTCCCCAACCTTCGGCACCCACGCCTCTACGATATCCAGGTCGTCGTCGCCATGAACGTGACCGCCGGCTTTGTCGAAAATCCGCACGCGCCCGTCCACAACAGCTTCAAAGCCGGTGTCGCCCTTCGTGACGCGGCCAGTTACGGCCCCGGACGCGGTGCGGTAGAACTTGCCGGTGGTGATGGTGATGGCGGGGACGAGTTCGAAGCCGCAGTCACGCGAACGATAGTCGCCGTCGTTGTCGACGAACACTGCTCGCCATTCATGGTCTCGCGTCAGGGTGAACACGTCTCCTCGTTTGAAGCCGCCGCTGCTGCAGTCACGCGTCATCTTGATTTTCTGTCCTTTGCGGTACATCACGCAGCCCCTCCAGTTGGCGTATCCTCGCGCAGCGCGCGCCGCTTGGTGAAATCAACGCGAACGACGTTCGTGTCGTCGTCCTCCTTGGCTGGCGGCGTGCCCCAGTCCGGATCGTGCTCGATCTCAACACCGTGCCACCAAATCAGCGACGCGCCGTCGGCAAGGCGCACCTGGTACTCGGTGCCCCAATTGCGTTCGTTGATGATCTGGCCGGTGAGGTGCGGGTTCTGGATGGATCTGACGAAGTCGCCAAAGTTGAAGAAATCGCAGTCGCTATGCGGCGTATTGCGGCCGTCGCAGTTGTTGTCGTCGCTCATGTCGCCACCCCATCAATGGTGGGAACACGGACCAGCGAAACGGGAACCATGCCGCTGGTCGTCGAGCAGCCGCCGTTGTAGGCTGTCATGCGTGTAATGCGGTCGGGGTGGTTGTCATTGGCGGGGTGGAGCTTGATAGCCTGCATGGCTACGGTAGGCACGTCCGCAACGGCGGACGCAATGCGTCTTGCGCTTTGTGTCATGTCGTCTCCTCTTTGGTGGTAAAAAGCAGGCATGGTATTGCCAGAGGTCTATCTGTGTAGTACATTTTTACAATTTTGTCAATACCTCTAGGTGTCAGATGTCACGTTTAAGCCAAATGATCGTCAACAGGCAGCGCGAGAAGGGACTACGAGACCGCGAAGTCGCGGGTCTTCTTTCCAAGATTTTCGGCAAGGCGATCAGCCAGCAAACTTACAACGCGTGGAAGAAAGGTCGCACGCCGACCGACGCTTACACTTCGACACTTGCGCAATGGCTCGAACTCCCCATCGAGGACGTTTCGGCCGCAATGGATGAGGCGCGAGCCAGCACGACGCATGGCCTCCCCTCGCCGACCGCGATCTATCAAGCCTCGCAATACGGCAAGATCGCCGACCGCAAAGAAGGCAAGTACCGCTTCGAGGCCTACAACATGGGACGTCGTAGGGTGCCGGAAGGACGCTACATGATGTCCGTCGACACGAAGATCATGGAACCTATCTTTCATGTCGGTACGCGCATATGGATTGACCCTACGATTGCTCCGCTCCCCGGGCATGAGGTGGTGGTTCATGCCGATGGCTACGGATGGCTCGGGGTGCTCCGGTCGCAAGGAAGCGAAGTCGTTCTGGATCGACCCGGCGCTGGCGCGGTTACGGTTAAGAACGTCGAGGCGGTTCATGTCGTCGTGCTTTCCTCTCGTATCTAACACTTGACAATTTTGTAAAAATTCAGTACCCATCCGCTGCCGCCTGGTAAGCGGTATCGAACGGGGCGCGTCAAAGGCCGGTCTCAACCTGTCTCCTCCGCGCTTCTAGTAGGAAACCCAACATGCAGACTTAACGGGTGGTGCCGGCCGAAAGGTGTCTGCCTGTTGGGGTTTAGTTTCAAAAGCCAGTGCGGTCGGTAGCTGCGCTGGCTTTTTTGTTGTGGCGAGGCGGCGCCACTTCTTTGGTTTTCGAATACCGGATGGCCGCCTCGCCTACCGGCTACGCCATCACCCGACGCCATTCGGCGTAGAGCATACGGAGCAGCCGCTTCTCGGTGTACCGCTTCGCCCGGTTCGCGGCGTGCAGCGTGTAGCTGTCCTTGCCGGTTGCTGACTGCTTGACGGCCGCTCCGCACTTGTGCGGCAAGCGCTCCGCCTCGTACCGCGCACGGTTCGCGAAGACCTTCTGCAATTCGGTGTAATCCGCGTTTGCGTCGACGTCCTCGCCGAAGACGGGGCGGAACTTGCCCATGCTAAGGATCAGCGAGTTTCCGATGTTCCACATGACAGAACGCTTCGTCTTGCTATAGCCCTCGGAGATCCAGTCTTCGGCCGACGCGCCCTTACCGGGATTGCCTTGCCGGTGGCCATTGAGCACGGCGAGCCCCATGCGCTTCCACAAAGCGGATACGGACTTGAAGTCGCCGACCGAGTAGAACTCGCCCGTGTCGTTGCGGTAGCTGCTCGCCTCGCCGATGATGCAGGCTAGAGACAGATCGCCGAAACCCTTGATAGCTTTGGCCCAAGCATAGATCGGAAGGCGCTTAACGTCGCGCACCAGTTCCTTTTCATAGGCTGACTGCTGGTCGTCGAGGATATCGAGCGAAGCGAGGTACGGCTGGATCTGGCCGCGATACTCGTGGCCGGGGTCCTTGCTGGCCTCCGCGAATGTCTTGGCGGCCATTTCTTTGTCGCCAGCAAAGACGCGCCTTAGCGACGCCTGCGCCTGAAGGATGAGCTTGGTACGGGCGCGGATCATGTCCTGCCGCAGGCGGTAGACTTCGACGATGGCATCGATGGTCTCGTGGTATGCCGGATTAGTGCCTGGATAGGGGGAACCGACGACGGCGGGCAGGGCTTGGGTTGCGGCGTGATCGTGGCCGTCGTCGGTGTGGGGGTTGCCAGCGCGGGGCGCGTTCATAGTGGGTTGCGAGCGCGCTGTGGCCCCGCTGCTGGCAATTGGTGCGGAAGGCGCCGATTCAATGGTTTTCGGTTCTTTCTTGGCCTTCCGCTTGCGTGTTGTGGTTTCCACAACGGCGCAAATTTCGCTGGGCGTTGCCGCTTCTGCGGCTGAAATTCTGGCGTGAGCGTTCATTTTAGTCTCCTCTTGGGTTGGTAGACTGCGGGGCGCGCGTATGGCGGATTTCGGGGTGCGCGTGGCCCGGCAGTTTTGGTATGCGGTGGCGACCGAGGTCTGGATTTCGCGATATCTATGGCCGCCGCAATTGGTGAATGGTACTGACCGGCGCCGATTTGTCGGGTTTCGCGTAGCGTATGGCCGGTCAGCAGGCCCCGAAGGGCACAAGTTGGGCGGGCGGCGAAAGAACCAAGGGTTACTCATCTTCAATGGCCACCCGCCAAGCCTCTACGCTAGAGGCTGTTCCAGAGCCGTTGCCGCGTCCATGTTGGGCTCAACATGCAATACGGCAAGCGTATCCGGCGCGCTGGCGCAAGCCTTGCGAAGCTCATCGCCCGCAAGCTTTGCTTCGCGGATTGCGCGCTGGTGGGCGACATGTTTTTCGCGAGCGGCAATTATCGGCTCGACGAGCGGAAGACGTGCGGTGATCTCGCCAGCAAGTTCATCGGTCGTCTGGCCAAGTACCGTGAAGCCGAAGGTGGGCCACGAACCACGAACACCAAAATCGTTCGTGGACACATGGGCGGAATACGACATACGCTCTTTCCGCGCGGAATAGTTGCCTTGCAAGCTAACCTTGACGCCTCGCGCGGCGAGGCTGGAAACGAGTTCTTCGAATTTCATGGCTGTCTCCTTCTGTTGATGCTGACCGGCGCTAGGTCTGTGGTTTTCGACAGGTGAGTGGCCGGTCAGCCCGCCTCTCGGCGGATAGGGTTAGCAAGCGCGGCGTTGGGGGAGCGGGTTGCGACACTCGAATGGCCGCACTTGCTATGGGGATTGCCTGCCGCGAGGCATCAATGGGTTGCGTGTGATCCGTGGCGGCAGGCAAAAAGTTCGGGGCGGCGCGCGTTGAATGGTTTTCGCGTCAAGTTTGGCCGCCCCGCGCCGGTCATACCGGCGAAGCTAAAGCCTCACGCTGGAATTTCTCCAGTTGCTTCAGCGTCAGGCTTTTGTGGATTGGTTCGCCCTCCTTGGCGCAGGCAACAATCTTGTCGAGCCAGCGAGCCTCGCGGACCATAGTCGCGCCTTGCGTGCGCCGCTGTTCGGCGACCTGCCGCAGCTGGTCGGGTGTGGCATTTCCGAGGAAGAATTCTTCGCCATTGAGGCGGTACTTGGCCAGATACAAGCCTGTCAGGCGCACGGCGACACGGCGCAAACGCGCGGCACTGGCTTCCGTCGCTGCGGCGCTGCGAGCGCTCGGCAGGTCGGTAACGTTCGTCGCTGGTTCGGCGACGGCAACGCTACCGATGTCTGCTCCGCGATACACGGCGGCACGGTCGGAGCGGACTACGGAACCGATGAGGGATTCTGCCGCGATCTTGTATGCGGCCTCATGGAGGGCCGGTCGGCGGCGAAGCTGGGCGATGGCGGCTTCTACAGCTGCGCCAGCCTGTCGGCCGCTTTCGTCATAGACGCGGCGGGCCATGCCATAAATGTCTTCGTTCTTTCCGACTTTGGGCTGTCTTGCTGCGGTTGCATTCGCTGCTGTCATCATAGTCTCCTCTTCGGTAGGCTGCTGCGGGTAGCAACAGCGTGGGTTTTGCAAGGCGGCGGCGATGCCCGTATGGGTTCCGCTGTTTCCGTGGCCACACACCCTGCAATTTGGTCAGTGAACGGGCGGCGTGTATCCGATGGGTTTTGTTCTTCATCTGGCCACCCGTTCACTATTGTTGCTGACCGGCGCCCAGATAGTGGGTTACAGGGCTCCAGTGGCCGGTCAGCGCCCTTTCGGGCATTTGCTTGCAAGTGGATGGCGAAATATTTCTGGGTTTCGTGCAGTCTATGGCCACCCACCTGCAATTTCGGATACCTAAAGCTCGCGCTTGCCGCCCCTTAAGTATCCGCCCGGTCCTTTCGCCACCGGGCGGCTCTACGGCGGGCCCCTTGCCCGCCCGTCAACTCTTCTCCTGCCGCCGCTCTTCTCGTGCCGTCTTCTTCTGCGTTCGTCCTGGGAGTTATGCCGCATTTTGTAGTCTCCTCTTTGCCTCTTGCCGGGCTGCTGGCTCTTCATGGCCGTCGTTGATGAGAACCGTTCTACCGATTCACCGCTTTAATGTCAACACTAAACCGGTTTTATTTTTCCGATATTTTCCGTTATACGCTGTCACATGAATAAGCTTGGTGAATTGATACGGCTGAAACGCAAGGAGATGGGGCTGAACCAGGGCCAGTTCGGCAACCTGTTTGGCGCAAGCCAGACAACCGTCTCCGACTGGGAGCGCGGCAACATATCCATGATGCGCAACTGGAAGAAGCTGGCAAACGCGCTTGATGTCTCCGAGTCGGACTTCCTCGAGATGATGAAGGAAGCGACGGAAGAAGCCGACAAGGTGCAGCGCCTACCAGCCGCCTTGAAGATACTGACCACTCCAGCTTTTGCGAATCCACCGCCTGATTCTATCGCAGCAGCCCCCACCCCTCCTCTCGGCCCCCGCGATGTACCAGTGCTCGGCCGGTCTAAAGGTGGCGACGGCGGCGAGTTCGAGTTTAATGGGCAAGTTATGGGTTGGGTTCAGCGTCCCCCGCATCTAATCGGCGTACTTGATGCATACGCCTCCTATGTCGACGGGACGAGCATGTATCCGCGCTACAAGCCTGGCGAGACGGTTTGGACCAATCCGCCCAAGCCGTTTACTCGAGGCGACGATATCATCGTGCAGCTTCATCCTGAGCAGGAAGGCGGCGCACCTCGTGGTTATATCAAGGAGTTCGTTCGCTGGGAGCCTAAGTACCTTGTCGTCGCTCAGTACAATCCGCCTATGGAAATCAAGTACGAGCGCGAAATGGTGATTTCGACGCATAAGATCGATTTCAGCCAGAAATAACGGTCATTACCGTTTTACCGGTTGACTCTTTCACCGGTAACTCTTATACCTCTTCTCACGCACTGACCAGGTGCGCTTACCACCTGAGGAGAGACCACCATGTACAGACCGAACGACGACGACCTTATTCCCTACGGCACCTCCGGCGCTCATAGCGATGAGCCTATGCTCCGCCCCGACCACAAGGCCAAGAAACACGGCAAGCCGAACCACGGCAAGAAATGGCCCGGCTTCCCCGGCCCTCGCCAGCGCGAGGAGATCGGCGGCGGCCATTTCGTTTTCAAGCGCGGACGCACGACTGGCCGCATCAAGACGGGCCGCGCCGGCCACATTCCCTTTGAACACGCCACCCTTGAAGACGCGCTCGACGAAGCAGCGCGGCTGTCCATAGAAAAAGGCGGCAAGTTCGAAGTGTTCTCGCGTGTCGGCGGCGCGGAGGTCGTGCGATGAGTGCAGCGAAACATACGCCGGGGCCGTGGGCCGTCAGCGGCAGGACGTCAACCTGCATTCGGACAGCAGATCAGGAACAGCGCATCGCCTACATGGAGACCGCTGACAATACGATTGAGACCTGCGTTGCCAACGCCCGCCTGATCGCCGCTGCGCCGGAGTTGCTGGAGGCGGCGAAAGACGTCATCAAGCTTTTTCACTACCACACGGAAGATGCCGCGGATGCAGCCGATTTCGCTGCTGCGGTCGAAATCCAACTTGAATCCGCCATCTCCAAAGCGGAGGGCCGCACCAATGCATAGCGCCCTACACACCAACGCCCAGCGCTACCCCACGCCCCTCGCCGACGCCGCATGGCAACGCACATGCGCTCCGCCCGTGTCGAACTCACGGCCTGCATCATGATTTTCGCCGTCATCGGCTTTGCTGCAGCCTGCCAGCTGTAGCGCCACCATCCAGAGGAGACCACCATGAACGACAATAACTTCCCGCGCCAAGGCGCGCCGCTGCTGACCGTTGAAAGAGCCATCGCTGACAATCTGGATCCGACCAGTCTGCGGATGGTCGCGGACTGGAACGACCGCGGCAAGAACAAGCGGCGCGCAAAGCAGGCGGAGAACCTGCGGCGCGTTGCGGACCGGCTTGAGCTGCTTGGCTATGGGCGTGAGCGGAGGGCGGCGTGATGGGCATCATAGTTGCCGCTTGCGTGAGTCAGTTCCACGACAGCGAAGACGAGTTCGAGCTGCTGCTCGCCTATGATGACGGGCGTGAGATCGGCCACGCCATGACGCGTTCCGCTGCCAGGCAGATCGCGGAAGAAATCGCCAATGCGATCGGCGCAGAAGACGCGTCCCGCCAGGCAGAGGCGTTGCAGCGGGAGAATGCGGAGTTTGCGAGAGCCGTTCTGGAAGTTTTGAACGCCGTCCGCGATTATCTTCCGCCTGACGGGATCAGCGCTAAAGACTGCCTGTCACGCGTCATCGGCGCAGTGGACAACAGCGACATCAACCCACTCATCAAAAAGCTGGAGCGCGCCAATGTCGATGCGTGAAATCCCTGTCGCCTATGAATTCACATGCGATGGATGCGGGGCAAAAGAGACCCAGAAATCGAAGAGCAGGCCAGCTTACTGGTGTGACCTGACCGTCGCTCAAGATGCCTACGACTACAGCGGCGCTGCGGTAGCCGATGGCACGATCAAGCGAAGCCTGTGCTCGGATTGCCGCAAGGCGGTTGTCGAGGCCATCAACGCCGCCACTGCCGAACGTCGCGCACTCCTCGGAGGTGAAAATGCAGAGTGAACTTACCGTTGATAGCCTCGCACAGGAAATCCGTCGCGTTGACGGCAATCATACGATCGGGGCTGGCGCACTTGCCGAAGCCCTCATTCCATTCCTCACCGCCGCCCTATCTGAGAAGCAGGCGGTAGAGGTGAAGGTGGGCGAGCGTGATCTGATGCCGCTCATCCGGTGGGCGCATGAAACGCTCTGGGAGATCAACCCCAGCAACTACGACCATGACGACGTGTGCAGGCTTAATGATGCATCTGTCGAGGTCATTCTTGGCCTTGCGCCGGTACTTGGCGAGACGCACGGGAAGTCAGCCGAGTGGTGGGACCAATACCGGACGGATCATCCTTTACCCGCCCTTGTCGATGTGCCGGCGGTAGAGCCTGTGGCGTGGCGAGAAGGTATAGATAGCGCTCCATACGCCGCAACGGTCTTGGCCTCATACTTCGATCACGAAGTTGGCGAATGGATCGTCCAGCTTTTCGTGGCGGAACGGCCGAGCGCACCTTTCACGCATTGGCAGCTTGTCACTCGCCCAGATGAGACCTCCCCACCCCTCTCCCGAGAAGGAGAGGACAGCGCGGAGGTGGAGAGGCTGCGATGCCTGCTTTCGCGCGCGGAGGAATACGTCATTGACGGCGTGACCAACGCCAAGGCCGAAGCTGAAATGAACGCGCCGTATCCAGCTCGCGCTCCTCGATACGACGCAGCTCTTGCAGAGGTTCGCCAACTCTACGCGGACATTCAGGCCGCCATCGCCGCCACGCGCAGCGGTTCCGCCACTATTCAGAAGGGGTGCGATCGTGGTTGACTTGGTTGAACGCCTGCGCACCTACCGTCCGGCAAACGAATGGGGCGATGGTGTCGAGCACACCATCTGCAACGAAGCGGCCGACGAGATCGAGCGCCTGCGCGCAGCCATGGGCGCCGAAGGTCAGCAATTCATGCAGGCGCTCGTTGATGAGGCCAGCGCCGAAATTCAGAAGCGGAAGGCGGCCGAGGCCGAACTCACGCGACTGCGCTCTGAGTGCGTGGACGGCTTGGACGCCCTATCCGACATCGACGACTTCTGGGAGGCGAGCCCATATCCCGGCAATCGCAAGCACCTGACGCCGGCCGAGCAGATTTCCAGCCTCGTCTGCGAATTGAACGCCGCCCTAGATCAGGTGGCCGCCCTCAAATCTTCCGGAGGCGACCATGGTTGACCTTGTCCTTATCCGCGAGGCTCTGCGCGATCCGACGATTGCCGCATATCCCGATTTCACCGATGCCGTCACCGAAGCCTGCGACGAGCTGGATGCGGCGCGAGTTGCTCTCGTCGCGGTTGGTGACTGGATCAACAGGCTCCCGATTCCCACCTCCGGGGCAACGCGCATGCTCGGCGTTGTTCGTGCCGCCAGTGCAGCGAAGGGGTGCGCCGAATGATGGAGATCATTCATGGCGATTGCGCCATAATCCTCCCGACACTTCCAAAGGTGCATCTCGTCGTCACCAGCCCTCCGTACAATCTCAATAAGGTGGCGTCGGGGGGCGGCTCTTCTAAACGCAGCTATGACGGATGGTACCCTGATGATCTCCCAGAAGCGGAATACCAGGCGCAGCAGCGATCGATCATCGCCGCCCTACGCGAGCGCACTGAGGGCTCCGTCTTCTATAACCATCGAATCCGCTATGCTTGGCACAACCGGAATAAGTATCGGGTAGCCAATAAAATCTACCACCCATTGCACTGGATGGCCGATTTCCCGATCTGGTGCGAAATCATATGGCACCGTGGCGGTACAACGGGACACGCCAACGGGCGTTTTCGATTGGCTGATGAGCGTGTGTTTCAGATTGGCAAGCCGCACGTGTTTCATGATCACGGGTGGACCACAGTTTGGAATATCACGCCGACACGTAACGAGGGGCACGTCTGCTCCTTCCCTGAAGAGCTTGTGGAGAAGTGCATTTTGTCTTCCAGCAACGAGGGAGACACAATCCTCGACCCTTACATGGGATCTGGAACGGTTGGGGTTGTCGCCAAGAGGCTTGGGCGGAAGTTCATCGGCATCGAGATTGACAAGGCATATGCCGACCTTGCGCACCGCCGCATCTTCTCCAATCAAGCACCACTCTCCGGAGGTGCTGCATGACGATTGTCACCAGTACATCAACTGGAACCGCCCTTTCCTCCCGCAACGCACTGGATAAGGAGCGGGGATGAGCAGAAGAGCGGATAATGATAACAAACCGGCTGGCGCGGTATACACGCTAGCCGAAGCGGCGGAGCATCTGCGCCTCACCAACCGGGGCGTAGCGAAGATCGCCAAGCATCACGGCCTTTGCATGGTGCGCGGCCGTGATATTCTTTTCACCGATGCAGACATCGAAGCCATAAAGGACGTTCTGCGATGCCCCTCAAACTCTACAAGCGCGGCAGCACATATTGGATCACTGGGACCGTCAAAGGCATTGGACATGACGGGAAGAAGCAAAGCGTCAGTATCCGAAAAAGCGCGCAAACTACTGACCGAACGGTCGCAGAAGCTACGCGCGCAAAAACAGAAAGCCGCATCCTAGACGAGATCGCGCACGGCAAAGCCAAAGTCGTTACGTTTCGCGAGGCCGCAGAATCCTACCTGGAGAGCGGCGGCTCTGGTCGATTCCTCTTGGATATCAAGGCGGACGATTCGGAGTCTGGCTTGATGGTTTACTTTGGCGAAACCCGCCTGAGCGATATCAACCAGAAGACACTCGATGATGCGGCTGCGTCCATGTTCCCAAACGCGCAGCCGGAGACACGCAACCGGCAGTGCTACACACCGTTCATCGCCGTCTGGAACCATGCGGTCAAGAACGGTTGGGCGACGGTGCGGCTGTGGTCCCGCCCAAGGAAACCGAAGGGCACGAACGTCGTCCGCTTGACAGCACGCCGCGCCGGTACGTTCCCGGTCGAGTACGGTCATGCTGCTCGTTTTGTGGCTGCAATGTCTCCGGGGCCGGCAATGCTGATGACCGCCCTGTTTTACACGGGCATGAGGCCCATCGAGGCATTTGCTCTCACGGCCGATGAGGTTGACGTGTCTGGGCGTTGGATCACTCTCACCAAAACCAAGACTGGCGAGCCGCGCGGGATTCCCGTCCACGAATTCTTGGTGCCTTTGCTTTCAGCACTGGTGGGGCGCGGTGGGCGCGTGTTTCGCACGCCGCGGGGCGAACCGTATGAGGCGGTAGAGGAAGGCGGAGGCGGGCTGAAGTCTGCAATCAACGGGGCTCGGCGCCGCACCGGTATCAAGGACATAGCTCCGTATACAGGCAGGCACAGTGCCAGCACCGGTCTTGTTGTCGCTGGCGTCCACCCGCACATCAAGGACCAGATACTCGGCCATGCGGCCGACGACATGAGCCGACACTATACCAACGTTCCGCAAGCGCCCCTGATAGAGGCAATCAATAAGTTGCCAGTGCCGGATGTATGGGCGAAATTACCGTGGCTGGAAGATCCGCTTGCCTGGGCTGGAAAGCTGGCTGAAGGCACAGGGAAGAGGACTGATTTGAATAGGAGGAATGCGTGA